TTCTGTGATTGTGCCGTTAAGCATACATCTCTTTCCATCAACAATTATCCTTTCGCATAATCGGTATCTCATTAGTCCTTTTGGGTCATCATCTTTTGAGTAACTGTTTCCAATTACCTCTCCAATTTTTATAACTTTTTGTGTCATTTTTTATCTCCTCCTAAATATCTTATAGATATTCGGTTTTTTAAGGGAAACTCATTAAAACCCTATTACTATTTAGTAACTGTTAATATATCTTCATATAATTTACCACATTTACTACAAGATATATCTATAATTCCATTATCTCTATATACTTTAAAATCTGAACAACCACAATCACAACCTAAATATAATCTAATCATTTAATCATCTATTAATTTCTTTAATTCTTCTTTGGTTTCATCATCAAACCATTTAAGGTATTCATCAACAGATAATCCCTCAATTAATTTAAATTCATCAATAGTATCAATAATTCTATATACTAATCCATCTTCTTTTCTATAAGCATATAAGAATTTACTATCTATGGTATCTCTCTTTAGTGGTATCCAACTACCACAATTCATCATTTGTTTTTTCTTTGTATTAAATAATCTCATCATTTATAATCACTTTTTAGATTTAATTTTAGGGTATTCTCTAAATGTCATTTGAATATGTAACATTCTCCTGCCTGTCTTAAATAAAAATTGACTAAACATTTTATTTTCTCCTATTTCTCATAATAAATCTTTGCATTAGTGCTTGTATCCATTCACAATAAACAAAAAGAAAGAATACAAATGGTATTTCTCCTTTATCATCTTCAACCCAATCTAATATCCTTGATTTATGGCATAGTAAATCCCAAATTATAGACATATTTATTCCTCTTTAAAATATATACAACCAAAATCCAATTAATATTAATAAATTTATTATTATACTAATTGCATTTGCAATAGGGTATTCAGTTTTTTGATATTCCCCTTTAGATATATTATATAATGAATATACTATTCCTATAATTATAAATATATTAAATAATAATATTAATATTTCTCTTATCATTTTATTCTCCTAACCTTTCTCCACAATCAACACACCGATATTGTCTATCATCTTGTTTTTCTTTACATCTTGGGCATTTTTTACTCATATTTAAACAATCCTCTTAAATATTCTCATACTCTTTGGTGTTTCTATTATTAATTCTTCATTTATATGTAGAAGATATAATTTAGTTTTAATATCTTCACTCTCAACCCTAATTGCATTTTTACTTTTTCTAATTCGTTGCATTATTTACCTCAACAATATTTTAACACCATCTGCAAAAACATATTTATTTTCAAGTAAGTATTCTATATCAAGTTTAGTAACCATTACAATTTTTATCATTTATTTCCTCACTAATTGTTTAAATAAAAACCATAATATATTTGATGGGAATACTGTATTACACATTTTAATTATCCCTCTTGTGCTATTTTACTACATCTCCTTTCTACTGATTTATAGTGTCTTAAATGTTCTCTTGGTGTTAATAATTTAATTGGGATTTTATCTCCATTCCTATATTTTAAATATCCATATCTACTTACTAATGATATAAACTCAATATCACTACCAAATATTAATTCTGGATACTTACCTTTTTTTATTTTCATTATGGTATTTAAATCCAAAGCAAAATCTATATCCTTTCATTCCATTCTTATATGGATTAAATCTTATTCTACATTTACTATAAAATCTACATATAAGACAACTACCATGACACCTCATTTAAATTCCTCACAACCACATATCCAGCACTCTTTTGCCTTTTCTTTATTTTTAGTATTACAATCACTACATTTTTTCATTAATTTCTCCTATTTTTTAATATCTCTCATAAGTAAACCATCTTTTTATTTGTTCTTTTGTAATATATACTGTCATTAAGGTAATTAAAATATATGGGAGAGAGAGGTAGGACTTTTTAAATACTCTCTCCCTTATTTTGATCCATTATTTATAGAATAGGTAGAATGGATTTACATTCTATCGGAATTGAACCAAATAAAACCCTTAATAATCAGGGAAAACCTCACATTTAATTTATGGCTTTTTAAATTTAAGTCATTTTTAATTAAATGTTTCCAGAGGATATACCATACCTATTCATTTAATTTTTTCACTTGGCGAATTTTCTCCTATCTGACCTCTTTATTTTTTGTTTGTTTTTGCCCTTGAGTTGAGGAAGATTAATGTATCTCATACCAACATTAAATAATAGTTTAATGGTATTCATCTCACTCAACTCATTATTCTCCAATAATCCAACAACTTTATTATTATAATCTGGGAATAAAATCCCATTTATTCTTGGATTTAATATTCTTTGTCTTGATACTCTCAATTTAGCCATAAGGTATTTAATTTTAATTTAGAGAGTAGATAGGGATAACTTAATTACACCCTCAAGTAGTGAGGTAAAAAGTAAAGAAAGTAAATAAGTTAATTCCCTATCTGTATTACTGATACACTTGTTATTCTGTAATACTTGTTATTATTCTGGTTGTTTGCCGATTGATAGGAAACCAATAACCTAAAGGTGTAAAACAACCTAAATTTACCCTATTTATGATAATACTATTTATAATAAACTACATATAAATAATATAGGTTTTTTTACGAATAACACTATAAATTCTCTAAAAGTTACTATAATTAATATATAATGATTTAGTTATTTCTCAATAATAATTAATCTCCCAATTAATTAGATTGATAATAACTATAATATCAAAGATTAACTATGTTTCACTAAAAGAGTTGGGAGAGTGAAATTCTCACTAAACCGAAAAAATCCGATTAAGCCCTATATAAAGTTTTCGGCAATTTCTCGGAGAGATGAAAAGTCAAAGTATATAAACCTTCCGATTTCTCACTATTAATACCATAAGGAATTAATTAAATGAATATAGATAATAAAAATAAATACTTGGTAATAAAATAATACCATTAAATACTATATCAGAATTAATTAAATACCTCTATAAGAATAATCTAAATAAAATAAGAATTAATTAATAAATTAATATAACAATAACAAAATGGTAGGTATAAACCTACCTATAATAATAATATAAAAATAAAAAAGAGAGAGGAGATTTAATCTCCATATTGTAAATTATCAATAACTGCTTGTTCGTATTCATTTCTTGCCTTTATTACATCTTTGTATTTAGCATAACTTACCTCTCTTATACCAGTGCATTTAATTGGATATTTATAGAGGTTGTAAATTACTGGAACATATAAATTTACAAAGTAATCTCCATTATGCAATTCCTCTAATAATCCATTTAAATATTCTACTGAATATCTTGGAAATCTCCAATATTTATTATACTTTACCTTTTCACTTGCATTTATTACCTTTGAATTAACTAATTTCCATCTCCAATTTCCCTTTTTATCTTGGTATTTCTCCTTAAATTCTGGTGTTCTATTTATAGTTAATACTACAATTTCATCTGCCTCACTTGATTGATTTACCTCTAATCTATATTCATAAAAGCATTTAGGATTACCCTCTCTTATGTGCCTCTTAATATCCTTTATTATGTGAGTTGCCTCAATTCCAGATATTAAATCATATTCCTTACCATTTATTTTCTGTCTTACACAACATAATCCTATTGCTGTATCGTGTCTTGGTGTATTTGATTTACCTTTATAATATCTAATACCATTTAAATATCCCCATGTAGCAACCATTCTACTTAATGCTCTCCTATTTAAGATTGCTCTCCCTTTACAAATTCTATCTCTTTGAGAAATAAAGGTAATCTCTTGCCCTTTCATAAACTTTATTCCTATTGGTAATGTATCTATGTAATAACTTGCTAAACTACCAAAGTTATTACTTGGTAACTTTATTATATTTGAGTTTACCTTTACACAACCATCTAAAGAATTACCTTTTCTTCCCCATTTATCAGTAAAATCATAGGTATTTATCTTCTGTGCCTCATTTCTATCTTCAATTAAACCAAATAAATTCTTACCTCTTATTTGATTTTTAAGAGAAGGATTTTCTCTTAATTCCTCTCTTGTATTTAATTCATATTCTCTCCATTTTCTTTCATCTATTTCCATTTAATTACCTCCAAATATATATTTCTTAAATTGGTGTATCTGTCCATCTGTTATATTTTCACTTACTCTCCTTGTAATTAAATTGATATAGAGAGTATGTCTTTCTCCATAAGTTAATTCTTTCCAATCTTTAATTGGTTGTTTCTTTCCATCATCATCTTCTCTCTTAAATAAGAGTTGTTCAGTAACTGCATTTAAATACATATCTTTCTCTTTATTGGTTAATCTTCTCATTTAATTACCTCTTAATCTCCTTAATTCATTTAAGTTGTTATGGTATTCAATTAATTTCTTGGTTGATAAGATACCATCTCCTTTATTCCTTTTTATTACCTCTTTATTATGTTCTGACATTCCCTCTAATAATATTCTGTCATAATCTAATGTTCCATCTGCCTTTCTTATTAATTTACTACTTATAAATTCTCTTTCCATATTTATTTCTCCTTTATTATTATAATTTTTTTGTCTTGTGTATAATTTACCTCCATATTAAAAGCAATTCCTATTGTTCCAATTAAAGTAATTGGATTTATACTTTCTGGAAATTGCTCTAATAACTCTCTTAATTGAGTGTGTCTTACATTAGCATTTGCCTCTTGCTCATTTATACTTATTCCATTCATTTATATTTCTCCTATCTTAATTAAATATTTCTTTGTTCGTTCAATTTTCTCTCCATCTATTTGTTTCTTCTTGTATATAAACTTTTCTATCTCTTTATTTAGATTTTTAATGTTATTAGAAATCATTTCTTTCTCTCCATAGTTATTTCTATTTTTATTTTGTATTTATCTTCTGTCATTCTCCCTAATACTGTAATAATTTCCTTTAGTTGCCTATCAATTTCTTTACTTAAATATGTTTGCTCATTCATTTTAATTTCTCCATTTTATATTTCTTTCTCAATTTATTTACCTCTAAATTGTATAGGTTTGTTTTATTTCTCTCTAATAAATAATGTAGATGATTATGTTCATCATAAGTGCAAATAACTAAATTCTTAAATGTATCATCTGTTCTTATTCTATTTATATGATGAACATACATATTAAATAGGGCTTTTCTACCCATCTTTTTCATTAATTCATATCTACATTTTTTCATTAGTTTGTTATTACCAACATAGACAATATATCCCATATCATTTTTAAATTGCCTTATTACTTTCCACATTTAAACCACTTATCCAATTTTCCCTTCTTTATTCAACATTTAATTTATGTCTTATTTCTCTATTTATTACCCTCCAACCAATTCCATCATGTATAAATTGTCTACTATTTGCTAAATTAACTGCAATTAAATTCTCTATTATGTATTTAGTGGTTAATCTTTGGAAACAAATGTTGTGTTTTGCATCTTCGTAATAATCAGTAAATCCTCCACAAACAAATCCATCAACAATTTCAGAATTTGTTAAGGTTTCCCTTATCTGAATAAATTGTTTCCTTTTTCTATCAAAGTAAATTCTTCCTTTATATTCATTTATTCTTCTGTATTGCCTTTCTTCTTCATTTACTGTTATTGCTATGTTTTCCATTATATCCCTATCAGTAAATGGTTTCCTTTTATTACAACTTGCCTTATTTATTGTCTTACATTTCTTTATTTTCTTTTTCTTAAATTCTTCATTCACAGTATCTCTCCTTTAATTCATATAGTTGTTTTAATTCATCATCACAAAGTTTAATTACTTGCCTCATTAGTATATTATCTCTCACTTTATTTAAATGAGGTTTTCCCTCTCTTATTTCCACTAATGTTTGTTCTTTATTTGCCTTTATTTTATTTATGGAATTGATATGTTCATCTATCATTTCCTTAAATATCTTTCTATCTTTCTTTCTTAAATACATATTTATTTCTCCTTATCTATTTTATTACCACAAGTTAAAGTTTGTGCTAAATATATGGTAATTAAATGCTCTTTTGTTATATAACCAACCATCTTAAATACCTCCTTAAGATACCCAACCTAAATGGGTTGATTTAAATTCTTTTTCGTATTCCTTTTGGGAAACATCTGCCTTTATATGTATTATATTCCTATTCGATTTCGTCATTCAATCGCCTCTATCTTGTAGTGTGTTCAAACTATATAAACCTTTCGCCACTCTATTTATGGTATTAATATTAAAGAATAATGTTAATTCGTTACAAGAATTAAGGTAAATACATAGGGGGTAATCTTAAATGTTTAGTTATAATTTAAGGGGGGTGTAAGGAGAGAGGTCTTAAATACATAGGTAAACAATAGAGAAATCTGTTAATTATATATTGTAATAATACTTAATTATATATATATTTACTAACTATTCCCTCAAAATTAACATAAATTTCTACTAACTTAAATCCTATATATAGACATAAATGGTAGGATATTGCCTACCTATAGACTTAAATCTTTCAAGCATAATTTCAAAAGAGCATTATTGCTATGGCTAATTAATTCTATAAATACAAATAAATAATGGTAGGAATACCTACCTACAAGCACAATTTAACCTTAAATTAACCCAAAACAAAGCCAAATAGGTAGGAATACCTACCTAAATAGTCTATATATATACCAAAAACAACCCAACTCTCGCGGCATATAGGAAAGGTAGGAAAACCTACCTAACTATAGACATATCTCCGAGATATAAGGAGAGAAACAAAAAACCTATCAGAAACACCCTTCTCCCTGCGAATATATCTGCCAGGGGGTATAAATACCTATACAAAAAGATAATGGCTCTACGTGGCTCTAAAGTGCCTTTAAATTGAAAAAAAGAGAGGGGTAAGGAGTTTATTTCTTACCCTTTTTAAAATCTATCCCACACAATTTAAGTTTGCATGGTTTTTTGGTTTTCTTACATAGTGGCTCAAAACTACATTTATCTGACATCACACACCTCTGTAAATGACATACAATCATCAGCATTTAATTCACAATATAATCTGTGCTGACATTTGTTACAATTTCCTTCACACATATAAATACCTTAAAGAAAAGAGAGGGAGAGTTTAAATCTCTCCGAGTGCCTCACTTACTGACTTCCAGCATAGTTCTAATGACTGTATTCGTGGTTTTTTCTGATAATCTTTTAATTTGCTGTTTTCTTCTGTCTTGGTTATTCGCTCTTGAAGAAACTCTTGTAGTGATGAAAGTTTTGATTTCTTTTGTGCTTTCGTGAATTTATAACTATCCATCAACGGAAGTATAAATACATCTATTTGTTCCTGATATGAAATCCAAGGTCGCCCTCCTATTTCATTATCCTTAAAGAATTTAAGTGCTGTCTGATAATCCATAGGGAAACCATCTTCCAGTAATTTATCTTTTGATATATACGATTTCTTTTGCTTTGTTGTTAAGGTATTTAATATCCTACTTTTCTCCTGATATGCATGGGTTACAACTCTTTCCTCTTTTGGTTGTTCATCTGCCTTATTCTCCTTTTTATTCTCCTGTTGAGGTGGAGTTACCTCCGATAGACACCCTTTAATTGTATCTGTTATGAGTGCCTTAAATTCGCTGTTATTCACTACTGCCTTACCTAATAACTTATAATTCACTTGTTCTGTCATATCTTCGTTCTCCTGTTGCCTTCAAGCAACACTCTTTATTAGGGTGTTCATGGTTTATATACTTTTCGGCAATTTTTACTCAAATTTTTACTCAAACCTTTTAAAGAAATTTGGAATTTTATTTACCAGATTTTATATTAATTATTTTATAATTTTATTTTTATAGAAAATAGATATGGTAGGTAAACCTACCTGTAGTATGCGAATCAACATCTCTGGTAGGAAATACCTACCTGTAAATAGAAAGAGAGTCAGGTAGGATATACCTACCTAGATCCACGATATAAAAAATACATAGGAGAGGAGGAATCAGGAGGGAAGGAAAGATAAAAACAACCCTCTCCTATGCAAGGATGCACCCCCTCACCACCTCATCGAAGAAAAAGGGGAGGATTTACCCTCGATTTCTTCAAATTGTGCTAGGGATAATTAAGGGTATATTTTATGGGTTTATAAACCTTTCGGTTTATTTAACCAATAGATATGCTACAGTTGTTATGAATATATACTATAAAATATATAAATTTAGTATATATAAATAACCATATCCAGATAGGAAAGATGAGTCTCATTTAAGGCTCATCCTCCTCTGTTATACCCAAATATTCATTCCAACATTTATCAGAGCATATACCTGTTATTAACTGTTCCCTCTGGTATGGTTTAGAATTAGGGAATATTTCTTGTATGCTCCTCGTATCTAATGGGGGACGCTCTAATTCTGTTTCGTATTCTTTATTACAATTTGGACATTTTCTTTTCATTTTATACCTCCTATATTAAAGAATAGAGAATTGGTTTAATAATTTTTCTCCACCAATTCTGCACTATTTTTTATATCCTTACAATATACATCTCCTAATTCTCCATCAGGGACAAAGGGAGATTTTACAAGACAAAACCATCTTGCATAAGGATTTTTTTCTTCATTCTCTTTATTTTGGTATTTCCTTAAGACATACCAAGTCCAACCAGCATTATTTTTCCATATTTCGTATGGATTTTCTTTTGTTCTTGTTTTATTACATTCATTCTTGGACATATTTCTCATATCCTCCTGCATTTCTGCAACATTCGTAATGCATTCAAAGTATATAAACCCTCCGATGTTCCATTTAAAAAATATAATCATAATTTTATTGTATCCTTTTAACTCGTTATAGATTAATATAGGGATAATATATTAATCAAAATATAAAAACATTATTATATCTTGAAAAAAATAATAATAGAATGGTAGGTATACCTACCTATATGAGACAATATCATACAAACGACATCATTTGTCTGACAAAAGATGACAATAGGTAGGAATAACCTACCTAAGATAGTATCAGATAGTATAAATCAATCTAAGAAGTAAAGAGGAAAGGAGAGAAGAGAGGCTATAAAGCGACTATAACCCTCTCCAAAGAGGGGAGCTTGAAACTAGTAAGGTAAAAACCTCTTCGAAGAGTCGGGAGGTTATTTTCGCAAAATAAGGCTTTAATCCTCTCTTCTCATAGCGTATGAAGGATAGGGAATAAAGGTAAGATGGGATGTGTATTTGTGAGTAATTCACGCCTTTATTTTAGTTCCCTATCCTGTGAAGTATCTCTCCACAAAAATAAGAATAAATTATCCATTTAAAAATGTTTTGTTTTAAAAAAAAAAAAAATAAGAGAGAGGTGGAATTAATCCACCATTATATATTTAGTTCCTCTGTTCTCTGTTGTTACTGGTTTTATCTCTCCTCTCTTCTTAAGCCAGTGTAGTGTACTTCTTACTCTCTGTAAACTTAACCCTGTCTGCCTCATTATCCCCTCCATAGAAGGTATATAGTCAACCTCTGTATGTAGTATTGCCTTTTTAACATATTCAATTTCATCCTTTCGAATATATGTCATATAGGTAGTATCAAAGTATTTAGATTTCTTTCCTTTATCTCTCCATCTTTTTTGGTATTTTTGTTGTGGGGTTTGCTTTTTAGATTTTTCTACTTTAGTTTCCTTCTCGATATAATCTTCTGGTTTAAAACCAATCTCTCTTAATGCTAAAATACCCTTTTGTAATGTGTTGTTTTCGTCTTTTAGTTCTCTACTCTCTGCTTTTAGGATAGAATTTTCCTCTTTTAAATGTTTATTTTCTTCCATTAGATTTTCATTTATATCTCGTGTTGTCGTTCTCTTTAATGACTCATTCTCTTGTTTTACTTGGTTATAATCTGCAATATCAACATAATCTGTACCATTTGTTATTTTGTATACTTTGCCTTCAATTTCGATTTCTTTCAACTGTTTGTTTTCTATCTTTTTGATTTCGACTTTTATTTCCATATTTCAACCTCCTGATAATCTCGAAACTTAATTATCGAGAGGGATAATGTGTTAATAGTATTTAAATGTTTCGATTTTCACTAAATTCACAATTGTTAATTCCTGTTAAACCAATAAGAATCAATGGTAGGATAACCTACCTATACAAGTCATATAGTCACATAGGTATATAACCATTCGCAACAAAAGATAATGGCTTAGAGGGGCACTTCTGACAATCCTCAGGCAAAATAAGAGGGTATCCGACACCCCAAAATACACTAAAAATAAAAAAAAAAGATTATGGATAGAAGAATATTTCTTCTGTCCAAATATTTTCGAATCTATTTGCTATTATTGTGTTGTTGTAGGACTCTTTAAAGTATATCCCATATGGTGCATTTCTAAATTCATTAAATGCTATTAGATTGTAGTTATTTGATTGGTGTATTGCATCAATTCCCATATGTTCTATATCCCAGAATTTATTGAATAAAATCTTATTATATCCAGATATTTGTAATTCTATTCCATCTACACAATCTATGAAGTAATTAAACATTATTAGATTGTTTACTGAATTACAAATTATTATTCCTTCATCTGTGCAATTTATGAATAAACAGTTTATTACTATCGTATTACTGCTCCATATAGCCAATCCTATAGGTGTATCTCGAAATATTTTATTTGTTATTATTGTAGGTTTGTCTACTCTTTGGATATAATCATATTTTCCTGCTGTTACTGTATTAGATAAAATTAAGAGGAGGATAATGCCTCCTATTATAATCTCCCCCATTTTCATTTTATTTCTCCTCTATTGCTTTTACTAATTTCTTTGTTTCTTCATCTATCCATTTTATATCCTCTGCTGTTAGCACTTTATTACCTCCCATTTTAAGAATTTTCCACTTTTTGTGGTTATTTTCTTCATTATTGGATATCTTCCTGTTAGGGCACATTTCTTACATATTACTGTTAGATATATACCCTCTTCATTTTCTAATATTTCGAAGTATGGTTTTTCACAATAATCATTATGCCATCTTATAAAACCATCTACTGAGCCATCGTATTTATGTTTATTCTTCTTCTCTTCTTCATATGTCCAAGTGATACATTCAGAGGGCATTTATTTGCCCTCCTTTGGTGGTTTCTGTTCGAATATATAGATTTTCTGTATATGCCATCCTCCATTAATACCATCGAAATATCCTGACTTTCTCGATATTTTTAATTCTTTGCCATCATCAGCCTCTATTATTATTGTATTAGATGTTTCTTTTGTTTTCATTCTATTACCTCCATTAAGATTAGAGGGGCTGATTAGCCCTCTCTATTATTCCATATATTGAGTATTCAGTATCTTTGTAAATCTTGTTTACTATCTTACCACTTTCAAGTTCTAATGCATCACTTTGTATTTTTAACTGTTCGATTTGTTGTTTGGTTAATCTTATTTTTCCCATTTTATTCCTCCTTTAAACATTTGTTGCATATGAATTTAACATTCTTTATTCTTGTCATTTCTGTATTTTCATTCTTATAATCTGCACATTTGATACATCTATGAGTAAATAATCTATCTCTTGATACCTCCTTAGGAGAGGGCTTTTTGCCCTCCTTCTCATTGATTTGGTGTCTGATAGTGGCGATAATTTCGTGTATCTGGGCATTGTATCCCCAGATATAATCTGCAATTTGTTGGTTTTTAACTGCTCGGTTATCTGCCTCAAGGGAAATAACTTTCTCGGTTAAAATATCATCCAAGATACTTATTTCCTTATCTGATAGGGTAATGGTTTTTGCCATTTTATTCCTCCTTTGGAAAATTTAGGGAGGGGATATATTCCCTCACTATTGATTTTAGAAATGCTATGTTTGTTTTAATTGTTTTTGCTTTGTTATAATCCTTTGCATATTCTGATTTTACTAAATCTTCGTATTCCTTTGTTAATACTTTTATCTCGAAATCTATTCTGTATAATGTTTGTTTCTCGGTGTATTCCCTTAACCAACACTTGATTAGAAATATTCCAACTCTTATTGGTTGTGGAACATATCCCTCTTGTTGCCTTCTTTGTGATTTTAGATTTTGAATTTTGTAAAAGATTTTCTCAAATGGGAAAAACCTAAACATTTGAAATTCTTTTGGTTTTCCTTTTGAAAAATCATAATCAGTTAACCATCCAGATTTTTTAGGAGGATTTGCTATCCAAAGCCCATACTGTTTTATAAATGTCCATAGTGGTTTTTTTAGTATGATTTCTTCCCAAAAATCTACATAATGTGGTTTTTTATTTCCTATTGCCTCAACAAGATTTTCTTTTGCTTTTAACCATACTATGAAATCTTTGTTTAATTCTTTTGGAACAATTGTTTCAATTGTATCTGTCAATTTTACCTGCTTTTTACTATATGCTTTTAATATTTCCTTATATTTCACATATTCCATATTTTCACTTTCCTAACAGTTAGTTATTTACTAACTGCTCAAATAGTTGTAGGGTGTTCATAGTATATAAAGGTTTGCATTAATTCAAAAACCTAAAACCTAAAATCTCCCTTTTAATATATATTAAATATATATAAAAATATTAATATATAAATATTAATATAAAAATGATGGGATAAAACATAAAGGTTTCTTAATTAACAATTGTTAATTTATGCTTGCTTAGTTACTCCTCCATCGAGTAACTTTTCCTAGATAGGCTACCCCAATGGGACTTTAAGGGTCTATATACACCCCCTCCCTTATATATTTTGTGGTAAAAAGTTGTTCGATTTTTACAACTCATAGTATATAAAGCTTTCGGAATGCCAACAGGAGTAAATCACAAATTTTCCAAAATCTTCCCCACCATATAATATAGTGAGAGTAATATATACACTCAGAGTATTTTTACTTTGGGTATATATATACTTAAAAGTAAGTTAGCATGAAAAGTAAAAATCAGGAGCGTGAAGCTAGCACGGGTTGTCGGTGGGATTTCATATTAGCTTAAATAATAGGTAGTTAAAAATATGCCAAGAGAAAGTAAAATTATAAAATACAATTTAGAGGATGAAGTAAAGCAGTTAATGAAATTAGGTTATACTAATCAAGCTGAAATTACTAGAGTCCTAATTAAGAATCATCCAGAGATAGAAGATTTAAAGAATCTATCTCAAATGTCTGTGGGTAGATATATTAAGAGTATGAAAGAAGATAACATTGAACAGGCAGTGAAAGAGGGCAGAAACCCAGTTGGTGAATTTATCGATAAAGTTGAAAGTATATATAGTATGAATCAAAAGTTATATGATAAGTGTATCAGCATACTTGATGAAGTGGAACAAAATACAGACGATAATTCAACCAAGTTCAGAGCAATTAAAGAAGCTAGAGATACTCTAACCCAAATGAGAAAAAGTCAAGAATCTCTTATACAGTTTGGTGAAAGAGAAAGTAAAAATATTCAAAATGTAAATTTAAAAAAGGAGTATAATGTAAAGATTATGCTTCTTGATATCTCCAAACGACTTTGCCCAAAATGTCGTAATGAATTAGTTAATATATTAGAAATTAAAGAAGATTAAAAGGAGGACAAAAAATGGTAGGAAAAAAGAAAGCTAAAACACCAAAGTATGTTACAAAAGTTCGCAGTTCGTATGATCCTTGGATCACCTTAAAGAAGGTGCTGTATACAGCTTTGATTGTTGGTGGTATTAGTGCTTTGACGTACATTGTTGATGCAGGAGTTCCTAGTTTAGTACTGGCATATCCAGAATATTCATTCTTGATATTACTAGGTTCAGCATTTCTAGTCGGTCTTATAAATGCATTAAAACACTATAAAGACACTATAACCGTAAAAGTCAATACCGTAACAGGTGAAGAAGAGATCATAGGTTAATCATTTACTGACGATTCCTGTATGTTTATTTATGTCCTAAAATTGAGTGGATAGTATGGCTGAAGATAAAGGTCTAAAAGGATGGCTTAACACTGCTGGTCAAGTAATATTGCCAGCATTAGGGTTATTGTTCATCTTGCAATACGTGTTTGGACTAAACTTCACTTTTGGTTTCTCATTCTAGAATTAGAGGACAAACCATTAAAAAAAACTCATTTTATGTTATACTGTAATATTTTTAAAATTTATGTTAAGGGAGAAACATGAGTCTTGAAGAAGAAATGAAAAACTATAAAAAAATGTTAACATATTCAGCTAGTCCAGAAATCTTTATGAAGGAAGTTCTAGGATTAGACGTGGAATGGTTCCACAAAGAATGGATAGACTTAATTGAAAATAACAATTATGTATCCATATTAGCTCCAAGAGGACATGGTAAATCTACCATAATAGGTGCCTATGTTATTTGGAGAATATTACAAAATCCTAATATTAGGATATTACAAGTTACTATAAATCAAGACAAAGCAAATGAAATGATGAGCTTTGTTCAAAATGCTCTAGATACTAATGAAATAATCAAAGATATCTGGGGAGAACTAAGAAACCCCAATGAATGGTCAAAATCATCAATTAGAGTATTAAGGAGAGGACATCCAGGTGTCCCACATAAAGAACCAACCTTGCAGGTTCTAGGTGTCACATCATCTATGGTAGGGGGTCACTATGACTTAATCATCTTAGATGATATAACTGATGGTAAAAACTCAAGAACTGAGTATAGAAGGCAAGAGCTAGTACGATGGTATAATATGACTTTATTACCAATGCTCGAACCTGATTGTAAAATCATATCAATAGGTACGAAGTGGCATGAATTAGATATTCACTCGTACTTTCAAAATCGAACTAACTATAAATCAAAAATATATAGAGCTATAATTTTTGAGCCTGATGAAGAACAAAAGAAACAAAATATGGGTCCACAAGTACTATGGCCCAATAGATGGACATATGATAAATTAATGGAAATAAAATCCCAAGCAGGTACTGTTGGATTCTATATGCAATATCAAAATGAAGTAGTTTCAGCAGAAGATGCTTTAATAAAATGGGATCAAATTAGAAGATCACAAGATAATTATATAATGCCACCAAAACCATATGAGATTTATATGGGAGTTGATTTGGCATCAAAAGGCGAAGAGACTGATTACTTTGCTTTAAGTGTCATTGCTATAAAGGAAGGAGATGTATTCCTAGTGGATGCATTTCGAGGAGATTTAACAATGGCACAACAATTCACAGAAGTATTAAAAATGGATAGAAAGTGGAGACCATTAAGAATAGGAATAGATTCTGCAGCACAACAAAAATCAATAGTTGAACATTTAATGGAACAGAATCCAGGATTACCAGTAATACCAGTAAAGCCAAGTATCACTAATGATAGAATGTCTAGAGTACAAAGACTCTCTGTATTGTTTGAAACTAATAGGATTTTTATGAATCCTGAGTTTACTGTGTATGGAGATGAGCTATCAATGTTTCCTAGGGGAGCACATGATGATGCTATAGATTCACTGTCGTTTGCACTAGAAGCTGCACACTTTAATGATGGGCAATCAAATATAGATTGGTCCATTATACCCAACTTAATATCTACGGGTAAAAAAAGTACTGTATTAAAACCTACAACACGTAGGAGATGGGATGTCATAAAAGTTTAATGAGGAAAACATATGGTAGAGAAAGTAGATGATAAGGTTTTTATTAGTGGAAAACCTATAGGCAACTACATAACAGCTTGTTTCTTTGCTCTAGGAAAACACAAAGAGATAAAACTTATCGCAAGAGGAAATCATGTGAAGAGAGCTTTAGATGTTCTCGCAATCATGATAAGAGATTATCTAGAAGATGATTTAAAGTACAATGTAGTTGTTGATAGCGAATCTCATGAAAAGAGACAAGTTACCACAGTTGAGATAGCATTATCAGGCAGAAGAAAAGGAAAAGAAGAATAAATAAAGGTGATATAATTGGCCGATAAAAATGTAAAAACTCTAAGAGATAGACTTAGGGATGTATTCTTTAGACCTACTCCACAGGATCAATTCACTAGATTATTTGTGGATAAGGAAGGAAAACCAAAAACTGTCATAGCGACAGGTGGTGGTGGTGGTGCAGCATTTGGTGGTGGAGGAGGTAGATCTCAACAGTTAATGAGAGCCTACTGGAGTTACTACATAAATGATGGTACAATTTTTGCATCTGTAAACACTACTGCTTGGAATACTGTAATGACAGGATACACTATAGTCACTGAAGAAGAGGGTAAGAAAGAAGAAATTTCAAACTTCTTAAATCAAGTTGACTTTGATGGGGTAATGTTAGATAGTATAACATATGCCTTAATATTTGGAGATGCATTCATAGAAAAAGTAAGAAAAGGAAAGGAAATAACTTCCTTAAAAATAGTTGATCCAATAACAATGGAGATAAATACTGATGAATTTGGTAGAGTTGAATCATATCAACAGAGAATTCGTGGACAATTACAAGCTCCACTTAAACCAGAAGATATTATTCATATTAGATTATTTAATAATCCAGCTTCACCATATGGTATTTCACTTATAGCTCCCACAAGAGCTACTATTGATAGAAAAGCAGCAACTGATGATGCAGTAGCAAATGCTATCATTAGACATGGTACAGGTAAATTTGTAGTTACAGTTGGTGATAAAGATTTTATTCCAGATGAAAGTGTTTTCACTGCTATAAAATCCAAGTTAGAAGACATAACAGCTACTAATGAATTTATTGTACCTGGTCCAGTTACAATTACTGAAATAGATCAAAAGGGGATATCTGGTGTAGAAGAGTATTATAACTACTTCCAAACCCAACTTGTCATAGGATTACTATGTCCAGAAGAAGCTCTAGGTTTAGGAAGAGGCTCTACGGAGGCTACATCTAAAGTAAAAGAGATTATGTATGAGAGAATGATTAAAGCATTCCAACATAAGATTTCTGAACAAGTTCTAAGAGAACTTATATATCCACTGTTAGGTTATGAAGGAAAAACTTCAAAGGAACCTCCAAAAGTTAAATTCCGATTCAATAGTGTAACTGATGCTGATGAGGCTATAAAAGCAAAATGGCTAGGTAATCTCTTGAAAGTATTCAGAGATGATGAAAGAAAACCATTTACAATAAATGAAATAAGAGCTGTATTTGATTATCCACCAATAGAAGGTGGTGATGAATTAGGTTCTGCACAACCAACAGGAGAAACAGAAAAGCCAACTGGAGAGGAAAAACCTCCAGAGGGTGAACAGCAAAAGAAAGAAAAGAAAACTAAAAGAGATGTGAAGGAACTATATGATTTAATTGACGAACTACGTGATGAAATAAATCAATTGAGGGAAAGTAATGAATAAAACTATTCATAGAGTCTTAACTAAATTAGATTACAATACTAAATTAATTAAGAAGGATTCTACAGTGAGAATCTATAATGATGCACATTTGATATCTCCTGGAGAATGGACAGATTCTACATCTATGATGCCAATTGTATACTCAGCTCATGAATTAAATAAAGCATCAACTAATTGGGAAGAAAACTATTTAAATGTAGATCACTCATGGAGTGTAAAAGACAGAATAGGCTATGTAATGAATCCTAGATTCCATGATGATATGGTAAAGGGAGATTTACACATTTATCCCATAACAGAAGCTGCAAGAACTGCAGTAGCTTTAGTAGATGCTGGTTTAGTAAATTGGGTATCAGTAGAGTTGAGAACTGAAGATAGATGGGATGAAGATGATGAGAAAATCTATGCAGAGAATATATCTTTCATAGGTACAGCAATAGTAACTCATCCAGCATGTAAGGATGCAATTATAAAGTGATTAAAAATGAAGAGAATATATCCAGAAGATGGTATTTGGGGTAGTTTATTACGCCCAATTAAATGTACATTATACAACAAATGTATAAATAGAGAAATGAGATGTCATCTCTGTAGGAGAAATGTTAGTAATGTAATGATAGATTATTTTGCAGTAGAAAGCAAGGATAAGAGAAGTATAAGATTTTTAAGTAGGTGATGCATTGGTAAAAGACGAACCTTTGTGGGTACTTGGTTGCGAATGGTGTAAACATTTCCTCATTGAGACTAATGTGGAGTTCATTTGGCCTACAAAGAGAGAAAACCTAAAGGAACAAGAATTCATTATTGTAAAAGACAAGAATGGAATAATGGTTATTTATAGAGACCACATAAAATCTATAACAAGAGAAGCATGGGGTAGAATCCTATATAGAATTAGATTACTATTTGGTTCTGGGACAAGACTTCGTGTAGAAAAGAATAATTTAAAAGAACACTTTATATGTAGAGTTATAAAAACTCATTAATGTATTAAGAATACAAGGTGATAATATCCCAACACCAGGGAAAGGCGAAAAGCAAAGTGACTTTATATCTAGATGCATTCCCATAGTAATAAACGAAGGAACTGCTAAAGATAATAAACAAGCAGCAGCCATTTGCTACTCCATATGGAGGAGAAGCAAAAGTAAGAAAAAGAGTAAATTAGAGGCTCTAGACTTAATACATTCAATTACTAGTGATATCAAGAGTTTACAAAATGTATTTAATGTTGACAATAGTTAGGAAATGGTTAGGAAATGGGAACAAAGGTTTGGGGTCCAGCACCATCTAGTGCTATAGATACTACAACTACACAAACTAGGGATGCTCTAGTATTCCAAGTTAGTGGTTCATTACCAGGTGGGGCATTGGCAGTCTGTATGTTTTATTATAGTGGTAATCAATGGGTACCGTGGACAGGATAATATGAATAGAGAATGTGGAACATCCAAGGATATACCAAGTACTGACGGTTGGCCAGAATATGCCAAGTTTGTATTAGCAGAATTAAGTAGATTAAATGAATGTTATGATGACTTAGAAAAGAATCTAAATAATCATGTAAAAACCAACGAAAGTAGAATAACTAAGATAGAAACTATATTAAAATACAATAAATATACGACTGGTATTATAATTAGTCTTATGTCTGGAGTATTCATAATGGTATTAGCTCAAGTGGTTGGTGCAGTATTATGACCAATATAGAAATAGATATAAAAGAACTAAAGCACATCCCCTTTACAATAAGAGGTAACACAAAGATTATATCTAAAGGCAATGATCGAGTTATAGCAGGTTATGCTAATGTTGCTGTAGTAGATGATGAAAATGATTTTATACCATTAGAAGTCTTGCAAGAAGGAATAGATTCTTTAATTAAGAACCCAGAATTTGCAAATTTAATGTTATATCATCAAAATATACAAATAGGTCAGATATTAGAATCATACGGTAAGTTTAAAACACATGTAGACGATAAAGGTTTATTTGTTGTATGTAAGTTACGAGAAGATTTAGAAATAGCCAATAATATTTGGGAAGATATATTAAATAATGCCTATAGAGGATTCTCAATAGGTTGTGAAGTAATTCAGGATCATAAGGAATGTGACGAAAAAAAGTGTGTCACAGTCTTAGATAAAATAAATATTTTTGAAGTATCAGTATGTGATCATCCAACTAATAATACTTCGGGCTTTGTAGTAATATCAAAGTCTAAGCTTAAGGGTGATGAATGTGTAAATGACAAGGAAATTGATATGGCTAAAGATAAGAAAAAAGCTGATGATCAAGATACTAAAATTGAAGATACCAAAACTGAGGAAACTAAAACAGAGTCTACTGATGAAACCAAAACAGAAGACACTAAAACTGACGATTCACCAAAAGATGAAACCAAGACTGAATCTGAACAAACCCTTGATTATGAAGCTATTCAGGATAGACTAAATAAAATGGAAGCTAAAATGAATAGTTTGGAAGCTCTCTTACAAAAATCCTTAAAAAAGGATGAGGATGAAGATGAGGATGAAAAGAAAGAAGATAAAGGGTGCAGTTGTGAAGATGAAGACACCAAGACAGAAGAAAAGCCCCCAGAAGATACAAAAACTGAGGAGTCACCTAAAAATGACGATACTATATCCAGTAAATTAGATCAGATAGTTGATCTTTTAAATAACTTAAACAAAGCTAGAGATTTAGAACAGGAACTTAAAGCAAGAGACGATAAGTTAAATTCCTTAGAAACTAAAATTAAATCATTAACAAAACCTGAGGAAAAAACAAAAGAAACAAAAAAAGAAGAAACAAAGACTGAAGAAACAAAAACAGAGGAATCAACAGAAAAAGAAACTCCTAAAACATTACAGGATACTGATAATATACCTTTAATTAAAGACAGTAAGTTTGTTTATAGTAAAGGTCAATTTTACAAAAAATTGTCGTAGATGTACTTAGCGATGTGTAAATATAAAGGAATAGATATATATGGCATGGACAGCACCAAATGATGATGTCATAGTTCAGGAAGGAGTATTCATGTATGGATATGAATGCTCAGGTACAGTTGTAGGTGGTCAACCAGTTTATGCATTAGGAACAATGCAGGCAAAGGGACTTACGGCAGAATCAAATTCATTTGTTGGAGTAGCTGCATATCCACAAACTAATGGCAATATGCTTGGAGTATATGGTCCAGGAAATGTGGTCAGAGGAATAGTTTCTGGTACAGCAGTAGCAGCTGGTGATAAAGTATCACCAACAGCAAGTGGATGGAAAGATGCAACAGCACTAATTAGTGCCAACGCAATTGCACTAGAATCACAATCAACAGATGGTGGAACTATTAGATTACTCCTAATTTAAACATAATTGAATTTAATTCTTTATGTATGTTTAATGTTTTAATGTAAATAATATAAGTGAGAAAATGGCAAGTAAGTTAACTAAACTTTTGGAGTATGGATTTTCAAGTCCAACAAAACAAGAGCGAATGAGATCATTAGATTCATTCCAGAACACCTTAGGCGAAGAGACATACAAGACTCTTATGCAGACTGAGGCATATGCTATAAACGCATCAACTTTAGTACAAGAAGAAGTTTATAGAACAGTTATAGAAGGTACAGAACCTTTCAGATGTTTAAGAGAAGTCACACCAGTTGTAGCTACAAATACTTATAGTGTAAGATTTGTCAAGGGAGAAAATGGAACATATGCTGGTAAAGTAGCAGAAGGCTCAAAAGTACCTATCGACACACAAACATATACCAAACAAGATATTACTATAGACAAATGGGGTACAAGACCAGTTATAACCAATGAACTAATAGAAGATTCATTATTCGATATAATCGAATTAGAGCTTAAGAAATCTGGAGCAAGGATGGAAAATGCACTTAATAGGCGTGTTCTTTATCAGATGATTGCAGGAAGTAATGCTGTTTCTACAAATAGTGTGGATCCTGGTGCATCAACCAAATTCGCAGTAAGACACATTGCACAAGCTATAGCAAAGATAAAAGGACAGAATTATATGCCTGATATTATGATGACTCATCCACATGCAGAAGGATCACTATTAGAAGACTCTAACCTAGCTTATGTTGCGTATGCAGGTTCTTCAAGTCCACTAAATACTGGACAAGTACCAAAGATAATGGGATTAACACCATATACTTGTACGGTTACTGAACAGGCAACACCAACATGGGATAACACAAATGCAGGAACTGATATCCAAGCATTGATCTTCTCTAAAGCTGATTTCGCTACAATCGTCATGAGACGAGATATCACAATAGAAGACTATGAAGATCCAATTCATGATCTTATGGGAATTGCTATTACCATGAGATTTGGAACTGATGTTCTTCGTGAAGCATCAGCTTGTAAAATGTTATATAGAGCATAAAATTGATGGGTATCACCCATCTTTTTTTATTTATGTCTTAATGTATTTTTTATGTTTATAATATAGAGTGATATTATGGTAGGATCTACAGAACCAATTATGAGGATAGGCTATCGATTCTATTTTGGTGAGACTGAGGACACATATTTAGATTATAATGGACAATTCACCTATACAAATGATGGAACTAAAGCATCAGCTAATACATCATATAACCCAATAGGAGCAACTGACCCTGTGTCAGGTAACATTATAGGTTATGTTCCAATTACAATAGGAACTGTTTCAGGCTATACATTAGTATGGAGTGGTGCAGCTATAGCATAGGTGTAATATGACAGATACTGATGATCAGAAGAAGCCAAAGGAGATAGAACAGGAGATAAAATTTATACCAAAAGGTATAAATCCTAAATTGGCAAGACAAATTATAATAATAACAGATGGTAATAAGTGGGAATTATCTCCACTTACTAATTCATCTGTATTAGAAATTAGGCAAATATGTCAAGAACTGTTAAATAGGTATAAGTGATTAAATGTTACATGGTCAAGGATCAGAGCAAAACTGGTTCACTAAAGAATTTCAAAAGAAAAGACAAAAAGGTCTATTAGATAGAGATAAATTAACTGATGAAGAGCTAATATACTATGGAATTACTGAGACTGATGGTGGTGGAAGGACAAACCCAGAGATATGGGAAGTATGGCAATATCCATTTCCAATTAATTCAACAATTAGAAAGCGTATAAAAGTTAATTTGGCACTATTAAATAAAGGAACTGGTGAAATGAATGAGTGATTTTGTACCATCATATATAACTGAACAAGATGTGAGGAATTTTTTCTCACCACCTTTAGATTATAATGATATAACAAGGGCAGAAATACTATTAAAGATAGAATCAGTAGAGAAATATGTCTCTACAGTTTATGGAGTCTCAGCTTCAGATGCTAGAATTCCATCTTTATTACTAGTTGCAGCTAAATTAATATATGATCCAAAGCTTTCAGAGAAATATTACATGATTTCCCAAGAAAAATTGGGTGATTATTCCTATAAATTAGGTGATGTAACCGAATCTGGAAGAGGTGGAATGAGTAATCCTTGGGCTATAGCTAAATCTTGGGAACAAATGGCTCTAGATATTCTAAAATCTAAGGCAAATACCAATGATATTAAGATTTATGTGGTTAATGACTAGATAAAATGGTGTATACACGCCCAGATAGGAGATATCCAAGGAATTGGAATAAACTTCGATGGGCAATCTTTAAAGAATATAGTTATATCTGTCAAGATTGTAAAAAATACAAGAAAGGACACCTACAATTACATCATATTAAGCCTTTATGGGATGGTGGGACTAATCACAAGGAAAATCTCACTCCTTTATGTAAAAAATGCCACAAAAAGGCAGATAAATTGTATATATTGAAGAAAAGAGGCAAAAAATGAGCTTTGAAAGTCTATTAATCCATGAAATTTACTTAAAAACCAAATATTCCTCTCAAAATGCCTTTGGAGAGTGGGAATATTCAACTTCAAGTGCAACATCTACTACAAAATGTCGCTTAAGACCTCTTACAGCAGAAGAATTGATACAATTATCAGGAAGATGGGAGGATGTATCTTATAAAGGGTACTTTTTATCAGGAGCTAATGTAAATAGAGGGGATGAAATCCTTCATGGTACTAATTCCTTCAGAGTTAAAGAGTCATATCCCGATTCTTCACATCATCATGTAGAAACTTTACTGGTGAAACTATGAAAGTAGGTAGATTAGGTGGTGCAGGGTTTAGACCCTATGCAAAAAAGGCTGGAATTGGGGTAGAAATATCCACATATCATGCAAATAACAAGTTTTCTGCAGCAATGCATAAACTTCATGGTGCAATGATGCACGAATCAGGTGAAACTGCTACAGACTTAGCTCATAGAGTTCATGAACAAGCTATGCAAAACCTTAAAATTTCTATGGCTGGTTCAGAATGGGGACATTCTGAAAATCCAACAGAGAGAATTGAGAATACAGTAGACATTTCCCCACCAAGATTAGAGGGAAATCGTGAAGTTGTAACCTTAAAATACACATCTCCACATGCTCAAGCTGTGGAATATGGTGGTTTTGGAGTTGTAAAAGGGGGACTTTTTGCAATTGGTAAACAACAGGGGCTTGTAAATCCTCAAACTGGAGTAAAAGGATTTCCAGCACAATCATTTACTATACAATCTGGATATTTATTCCTTCAAAGAGCTATAGAAGAGATATGTCCTGATTCTTCAGAAGCTGGTGGAAACCTATATGTGAGATTAAAATCTAAATTGGGGTTCTAAAATGTCTGCATTAGTTATGCAAAATGTTAGAGGATATTTAATTTCATCCTCAGCAGTAACATCTTATGTAGATACAGCTAATATTAAAGTTGGTTGGCAAAAAGAATTTGCACAATTCCCAACCATTGTACTATCACAAGGTTTAGGACAAGATTATGGACAAACTGGCTATGCACAATCTCCATCTGGAAGCAGAATAAGAAGAGAAATAGTCAATGTCAATATAGATGTCTTGTCTAGAACAAGTATGTATCATACTTATCAAATTGCTGATTCTATCATCCCAATAATGATTTATAATGCATTTAGAAAAGTGCAGGATGTAGATTTATTTGATGATGATAAAATGATTCATAGAAAGTTTATGTCTTTTAGATTGTCACAAGAACATAGTGACTAATGTATGTTAGAAAGTTATAAAAAATAGTAGGTTGAAAAAATATGGCAGGAACAGTGACAGGTAAAGATGCAAGAGTATATATTGCAATATCTGCAGCAGCTTTAACAACTCATGGTGTAGCACTATGGGGAATATCTGATTTTTCAGTAACTATGGATAGAGGAACAGTTGAACAGGAGTTAGTTGGACAGGTAGGTAACTATTTTGATCAAGGAGCAATTTCAATAGAAGGTTCAGTTACTAACTGTAAATTTGCAGCTAGTGGCAACTGTGATATGCTCTTTAACTTGGTAGAAACTGCTACATATCCAATAGTCTTAATCTCTGGAACAGTTGGCTCAACAAATCCATTGAAATGGCATTTCACATCAGCACAGATAACCAATTATGAAGTTACAGCAGGGGATGCAGATACAATAAGTGAATTAAGCTTTGACTTCCAATTACTAAACCCATATCAAGTATCCTACTCTAATGGTTTAATAACTTGTTAATAAAGAGGTGAGTAATATATGGCAGCAACACCAACAACTTATAGGGGTAATAATACCTCAATTTGGATCTCTGGAGTAGCACACAGTTCATACGCTCTCTCTGACTTTACTTTAACACTCGCAAAGGGTGTTTCAGAACAAGAACTATTAGGGGAAGAGGGTAATTATTTCTTGGCAGGTTCAATGTCAATAGATGGTTCAGCAACAGCATGTCGCTTAACTACAACTGGTTTAGGGGTTTTAGTCGATGCATTAGTTAGTGCAACTCCAGTAAAAATATCTGGAAACTTTGGTACAAACTCATTGCACTTCTATTTCAGAAGTTGTCAAGTAACATCATTTGATTTTACATTAGGTGATGCAGATACAATTAGTGAAGGAAGTTTCGACTTTTCATTACTATACCCATATTTAGTATCAAGTGTTCAGTATAGAGTCGGTGGTACAGGGGCAGTCATTAGCGATGGTCCATTGTAGATACATTAATGTAATATTGAATTTCTGGTAATTCAGGAGGTGAATAAGGTATGCCAGAGGAAAAAGTAAAAAAAGTTCCTATAGCTAAATTACCTAATCAGGAGAAACTTGAGAAAGGAAAAGATAATCAAAAAGTAAGAACTGCTGAATCCAAAGAAGATGCTATGAAACTTATCAGTGAAGATAAAACAACAAAGATGACTGATGTTAGTAGACAAATTGCAACTAGAGATCTTTTAGAAAGGGATTTTAAAGAGGGAATCCTAAGAATCCCTTTCAAAACTTCGTCTGATACAAATAGAGTAATAAAAGCTTACAGACCGAATCAAAAACAAATGATTATAATGATGAAACTAACAGCAGAAGCTATGCTCTATGATAATACATCAGATCCAAAGAATCTAAGTAAAATGGTAAACATTTATGAACAATTACCAAAACTAGCAGAGGAACTATCAGTTGATAAGAAGTTTAATCAAACATTCTGGGAAACAGCTCCAGTAGACGTCCTAATGGGGTTTGTTATGGCTGTAATGGCTATATCACAAACAGGTGGACTCGAGTCTAGTGAACTAGATTCCTTTCGTTAAGTCACCATATGGAATTCTAGAGTATAAACTTTGTGAATTCTTACATTGTACTCCAGATCAATTAGGTGAGCATAGGGAAAAGAATCCTGTGGGTATTGCCTTTCTTGAAAGGGCGATGATTCACGAATATGAAGAAAAAGCAAAAGCATATAATAAAGCAAAACCAAGAGGTAGAAAGAGATAATGTCAATCTGTATGTTTATTATTTAATATGTTAAATATGGTGAATATTTATGGCAGCAACAGTTCAAATAGAACAAATAACAGGTCCTAATATAGCAGGAGCTACTTATACAGTAAAGAGTCTAGCAACTAGAACTAGATATTACACAGCAGATGATTCTGGTGCTTCAAATACTACAAATCCTATACCAATACCAACTACAGATAGTGGATTTAGTGGCTCATATTGGGTAACTCATTGTATTAATGCTACATCTCCAGCAACTCAATATATAAAGAATGTTAGATGGTATATTACATATACAAGCTCTAATATTGGAGAAGATTGGAACTTAGGTAACAAAGGTGACTTATACATTGGTATTTCAGGAGGCACTATAGCAGAAGCAAGAGCAAGTACACAGGGATTTCCATCTAGTGCATATGATCAAGGAGATGGAGTAGCTGGTTCATTTGGTTACTTTATATCAAGTACTTCAAATGGTCACACATACTATAGAAGTGTAGGTGGTGCATTATCTGGTGGTTGTACAAGTACTGCTGATTTTAATTCACTAAGCAATGCATATTGGGTACAATCAGGTAACATCCAAGGAACATCTGGTGGTAGATCTTATTGTATAGTAACTCAAGTATGGGTTGGATCTGGTGCAGTTCAAGGGGATAAACCCGATAAAACAGCAACATGGGTTTACACTGAAGTCTAAATGTAGTTAATTCTGTCATTACTTCAATAAAATGAATGATATCGTGGCATACAAGCCTCAGGAGAACTTATGTCTAATAGACCATTGGTTTATTATTGGATAGCAGAGTATGATGACAATACTAAGCTATTACAATTTGATGAAAAAACATACAAAGAAAATAGATTTGATTCTATTAATATTAAGAAATTAAAAAAATTTGGATTATATCCCTTTTCTAGAAAACTAGCAAAGGGAGTAACAGATAATGGTAATAAATGTATATCAATACCATTTCTATCAAAATACGAAATAAATTTCAATAAGGAGGACAGACCTATATATTATAGGGATATATTTATTAGTCAAGAAGTATATCATGTCTGTAAAAAGTGTAATAAGAAATTTCATTTCAGTGGTGAACCAAGATTCTCAATAAAGAAAGTAGATAAGCAACTTGGTATAAAAAGAGATGAAGTATGTGCAATTTGTCCACATTGTGGAGCAAAAGACTACTACAAATGTAAGTCTTGTGGAAGAATATATGAATCTTTCAATGATGCCTCTATGGGTATGTGCTCAGTCTGTGGACGAGCAAAGGGATATCTCCAAAGAATAGTAATAACATCTGGTTCTCATACAAAGGAGAATAGATGGATTGAATATTATATAGGGAAACAATTTACTACTCGAGGAACAAACATAAAGTTCCTTATGAAAGTAAATGAAAATGGGGATACTGAAGTTGTGTAGACTAAATTCTAAAGTCAACTAATCTAATATTATAAAGACACTCGATAACACTTAGAAAAATAGATACCAACTTTTATGTAAATTTTGTTTAGATTTAAATAGGTTTAGTTTATATAAGGTTTATAAATGGCAGTTTTAATAGATAGTTATCCATCCAGTAATTATAATGGAGTTGCAAATGAGAGGGATCATCATCCTTCAGATAGCACTTATTCTAGTGCCTTTGGACAATCATTTAGACCATCAGTTAATTGTACATTAGATTCAGTAGAATTCTATTTAGCTAAAATTAATTCACCAACTGGATATTCTTGGGCAGCATTATTTGCTCATTCAGGTACATTTGGTGGTGGTGGATATCAATCTGGTGGAGCATGGGATTATCTTGCAATAAGTGATCCGATAGATGTATCAACATTTACAACATCTCCAACATTTAGTATAGAAACTTATACCTTTACTGGTGAAAATAGAATCCAATTAGTATCAGGTACAGTGTATTGTATTACATATATAAATCCATCCTCTGGTACAATAACAAGTGCTTGGCATCCAGTGATTGCAGTAGATACTTCGGCACCAACACATAATGGAAATGCAAATCGCTATAATAATGGTTCTTGGGGAGCATATACAATTGATGGTATATTCTATGTATATGGTGAAATTGGAACAACTCCAGGAGTTATACAGATAGCTGGAACAGGTAAGATGGAAACTAATCAACATAAAATAATTGTTGGTAATACATTTGCTGCACCATCATTAGATGTAGTTTTAGAAAATAATATAAGATCAATATGGTTTGAAACTACAGAACCAGGTTATCTAGAAAGTGTATCTGGTTATATTAATATAGGAACTGGTTATGCTAGTGGTATTGCAATTGCACTATATGAATACGATGACTATAGTAGTACCTATGCAGGAAATATAATAGCATCATCACAATTTGTACCAGTTACAGAAGGTAATGGTACACATTGGATAACTAGAACTTTTAATCCTGAACCATATTTATCAGGTAATACAAGATATTATATATCTATTGTAGCAGAATCTGGGGATGGTAGTTGTAGATTAAGATATGTGGATACTTCACCAAGTACATGCACATATGATAGTTATGCTGGATGGCCTACTTGGCCTGATCCATTAGGAGATGCTCAAACTACTCTTCACTATTCAATTTATGGAATTTATAGAACTAAAAGTAGAGAAATGTCAATATGTCAAATTTAATAAGGTTATAAAATGTCATGGAATACTAAAGTATCTCTTGGGGATGTAATCCCATCAGGAGATGTAAATGAGAGAATAGATGTTATTACTAGCATTAGTAGTAATTTAAATGGTCATTCTAGCAATGCTTTAATTCATTTTCCATCATCATCTCTAGATACTTTATATCATCCTTCAGGATATGGAACATTTCCATATATATCAGCAAACACTATATCAAGTAATCTCATAACTGGTCCATTAGCTACAATGATAAGAAATAGTCAGGGTGGAGCATGGCCAGCAGTAGTTGATAATATACAGGTTGCTATAGATGATTTAGGAACTTCTGGTGGTACAGTATTTATACCACAAGGAAATTATACTGTAACAACACCAATAATAATAAGGAGACATGGTATAACTATTCAAGGTGCTAGAGGGACTACAACTACAGGACATGGAACTAGATTACTTATGGGTGCTAATTTACCAAGTGGAGTTATATGGATAAGTGGAACAACAGTACCATTTAGTTTTCCTTGGAATACTCATATTTGTGACTTAATGATAGATGGTGATGATAGACAATATACAGGAATAGGTATTAATTGTAACTGTGCACATTTCCCTATATTTGAAAGACTTAATATTTGGGATATATCAGGTATAGCTATTAGGCATAATAATACTAGAGGACCAACTCTAAGTGATTCAGTAATTAAATATTGTGGAGTATCAGGTTCAGAACCTACTGTCTATTTATATGCAAACTTTGATAAGACAACTCATCCTGCATTTCTTAATACTTACTTTGAGTTAAATTACTATTGTGATATATTTGCAGAATCTGATTTATCTGGTAGTTGTGTAGCATCTACTAGGGGTATAGTATCTAATTGTTACTTTGAAGTATATAGTGGAGTTGTGCCAGATACAAGTGGAGTGAGATGGGCAATTAGACCTGGGAGTAATTGGGGTATCAATAATAATTCATTCATTGGTCATGCTTATCATTCATGGATATATTGCAGTGGTTCTCATTCAGCTAATGCTAGAATAGCTAATAATAATTTCAGTAAGGGTGCAGCTTTTTCATCTAATGGAAATCCTACATGGTCAAGTGGTGCTCAAGTATATATACAAAATGCTGCAAATTGTATAGTAGATGGCAATTACTTTAATGATTCTAGTTATAATGCAATCCATATGGCTGGCAATAAAACTGTAATTGCAAATAATAGATTTAATTTAATAGCTAGTAAGGGTATAGATGTTCAGAGAACTCACTGTACTATAGTTGGCAATTCTTTTGAGAATATATCAACAGGTTATGCTAATAGAGAAGCTATACATTTACAAGGTGGTGCAGATTATGCTACAGTAGTTGGTAATATAATATATTCATCTGCAAGAGGTATCAGGATAACTGCAGGATGTGTTAGTAGTTCCATTATAGGTAATATAATAACTGATGTATATGATGGTGATGCTTGGAGGATATATGAGGCTAATGCAGATGGAGTAAATACAATTAAGAATAACCCAGGTATATATGATTCATTATGGCCATATATATCAACAAATAATTTAAACTTTACTAATGGCAGAGGAACTGAATTAATATTAGCTCCTACTGATCATGATTATGGAACTTATAATTTCCAAGTATCTGGTCCTTCTATATTTTCTGGTGCAGTGGAATTTATAGGTGAGTTATCTGGATTAGCAGATCCAACTTACAATTCAGGAGCAGCCAATAAGCACTATGTGGATATCACAGCATATCCATCATCATTAGGAAATTCAATTAGTGGTTCATATTATGGACATTCTAGTAATGCTGATATACATTATCCATCATCACAATTTACAAGTTGGTTAGATAATGTATATGCTCAATCAGGTATTACAAGTGATGCCTCTAGTCAAGTTACATTAGCATCTGGTTTGTCTTCAGTTGATACCATTTGGCACGATGGTATTGCAACAACTATGTATATTGATATGCCATTATCTTCATTATCTGATGTTTCTTCACAGACTCCTGCATCTGGACAATCTTTAGTATGGAATGGCTCTATATGGATAGCAAGTACAGTATCAGGTCAGGGAGCTGGAGATTTATCAGACTTAATAATAGATGCTGATAAAGATTGGGGTGGAACATATGGTATTCATAATATAGCATATTTCTCAGCTAATACCTTCCAAGTTGGTACTAGTGGTCAAACTATATCTGAAATAAGAAAAGGTTGGGCAACAGTTTCTGATGAGGGGACTATACCTCATGGATGTTCATCTGAACCTAGTTGGGTAACTATAGCACCATCAGGAGCAACTCCTATATTATTTTCATTTATTAAAGACGATACAAATATAACAGTATATCATTCAGATGAAGGAAGTAGATACTTTAGTTGGCAGGCAATGGTATAATGCCTTTACCAGTACCTTACTTTGTATATGGAGCTATTAGTAGTAATTCAGGCTCATACTTATCTGGTGCTTCTGTAATAGCATCTGGTAATTCAAGTGCTTCATATGGAACTGATACTGCTGGCACAAGTGGTCAATATCAAATTAATCTACAAGATTATTGTTCAAGTGGTGATACAATAAGAGTCACTTCAACATATAGTGGTGATTCTTCTACAGATACATTCACCTTTCAAATAGGTGATTTACCAAAGAGATTAGATTTAGCTATAACTATAACTGTTTCTCCTGCTGGGGGAAGATTTTCTAATACTGGGATACCAGTAAAAATAAACAAAGTTCCAGGAAAAAGCTTTTGGATAGGATAAAATATGTGTCCATTAATAATATTAGGATTAATTGCAACATTATTAATTATAGGTAGTGTTGCATATATAAAGAGAGATAAAATCTCTAAATTCATAAAGAACCATAAAAAGAAATTAATAGCAGTAGGAGCAGGAACTGCAGTTATAATAGGAGGTTCTTTACCTATATTAATACCTCAGACAGATGCAACATCTGGAACTGATGATTGGGTATTCATACACCACTCTTGTGGTCGTAACTGGCTATATGATAGTTGTACTGATTGTCTAGGTGCAGCTATAGATGCCAAGGGGTATATTGATGAACGGAATGATATATATTACGATGAAGATATGTCTCCAGATTCTGGTAGACCAGATTCATTAACAGGAGAGAATCAAACTGATACTGGTGATTATACTGGTGATTTCACTAATATGAATCACTGGATATGTTGGTTTAATGATTATCTTGATACACTCAAGACATGGGAATGTGCTGATGGTGAGAATAGAATCATAATGTTTAAATCATGTTATCCTATAGCTGATGTTCAGGGAGCAGGCACCACACCTGGTGACCCATTTGATGCATTCTTTCATCTTAATGATGCTCTATCAGGACAATATAGAAATAATTATAGTGCTATCTTTAGACATCCATCAGGTGCAGGAAATACTTATACTAAACAATGGGCAAGTGGTCCAGAATATACATATTATCCTCTAGAAGATATATTCGCTGATAACCCAGATACATTATTTATCTATGTAACATCTCCCTCTAGACATTATGGTGGGGGTGGAACACCAGCCACTGAAGCAGAAGGAGAAAACTACTCTATATGGGTAAACTGGTTAAAGGACACATGGTTAGTAGATTATAATACTGATAATCCTGGTGTAAATAATGTAGCTATCTTAGATTGGTTCCATTTCCTAGCTTATGATTCTGATGGAGCATATCCATATCGTACACAAACTATATATGGTGGTAATAGTGGTGATTCTCATCCTAATTCAGATGCTAATGATGCATCTACAGATTACTTTATAACAGATGACTATAGCTTTCATGATGCTGCATATTATGACTTTGCTATGCAACAAGAAATACATAATGATGGAGTATCCTATTTTGCATGGCTTGGTGATGATTCTACATCAGCAAGTGATATAGAAGACTTAATAGATGGATTCGATGAATCTGCTGAATATATAGCCACATGGAGTGCATCATCTTGGGATAATGATGATGGCTTATGGGAAAAATATTATGGAGATGATACTGGCACTGATTTTAGTGCTGATACATATGATGTAATAAAAGTATATATGACAGACACATCTGATACTCAAGTTATAGATATGCAAATAGATGATGCTCATGATTTCTTCGCTACAGATTCTGTATCTTTAACAGATGGAGTTAATAATGGATATAATTACACATGCTATTTCTTATATGATGAAACTACATTACATGGAGTAGCAAGTAAGATATCTGGATTAGCTAATGGAGAAATGGTGGCATGGTGGGATCATGATAATCAAGAATGGAAAGCATACTTTGAAGGATTCTGGACACCAGATTACAGTGTTGGTAGATATGATATATACTGTACTGTAGTTGGTGGTTCTCGTACATTTTCAATAGGATGATAATATGGTACAAATGGGGTTTTCTGGTAGTAACTCAAATTCACCTGGTTTAGATTGTATGGATAGAATTAGGTGTATTATGGGTAAACCATCAAGTAATGGTACTTTAGATCAAGTATATGTTTGGGTAACTACTGATACAAGTACTATTGATAGAAGAATGATGATGTATAATTTTGATGGTAGTTTTCTTGATTGTGGTAATATACTAACTAATGAAGTATCAGCAGATAATTGGATTAGTAGTTCTATGATTACTGGTGCATCTATAACATCTGGGCAGAGATATTATATAGGATTTGCATCAGAACAAGTAATTCGTATTGGTTATGATAACACTGATCAGAGTAATCATAATGGTGGAGCATATAGGCAGGATGCTTTATGGGAACAATGGCCATCTGCTAATGTAGATACATCATGGCCTGATGGTTCCAGTAATTCTGTTAGTATATATGTATATGCTACATATACCATAGATGGGGCACCAACTGGAAATGGTGCATTAGGATTTATGGGTACTGGACACCTAACATTTTATGGTGGCAATACCAAATTAGAATTTATGACTGTATAAAAATTAGGGAATAATTATGGCAAAAGGAAGATTAAATAATATAGAATATCTCTCTTCACAGAGTATATCTAGTGCTAGTATTCAAACTGGCACATTTACATTAATAGGTAATACAATATCAGGTTTAACAGATCCAACATTTCCAAGTGCAGCAGCTAATAAGAATTATGTTGATACTATATCAAGTAATAATGCTCAAAATTATTACCCTTCATCACTAGGTAATTCACTAAATTCTAGTTATGCTGGACATAGTGGAAATAGTGATGTTCATTTTACTGTTTTAAGTGGTTTAACTAATGTATCATCAGCTACTCCTACTTCAGGACAGTCGTTAGTATTTGATGGAACTATATGGAAACCATCAACTGTATCTGGACAGGGAGCAGGTTCCTTATCTCAACTTACAATAGATGCCAATAAATATTGGTCAGATTATGGAATATCTGGTTTAGGGTATATTTCATCTGCTATTATATCAGGTGGACACATAACTACAACCTATACTCCAGTAGCAAATAATGATGTATTAACAAAACAATATGGAGATGCAAACTATGGTGGTGGCTCTGGCTCTACATTTTGGGTATATCCACAAGATATAGAAGTTCCAAGGAGTGGAACTACAATAAAGTTCTCTGGACAAGGAGGTACTTATGTTTATTCAGGTCAAAACACAATTATAATTTCTAGTACTACAACTGGTGGAAATGGAACTAGTTATTGGAGTTCACAATCAAATGGTATTTATTATAATGCTGGTGAAGTAAAGATAGGTCCATCTGGACAAGACTTTGGTGATTATAGATTCCAAGTATCTGGTGGTGCATACTTATCTGGTAATGTTGTCTTTAGAGGTAACATGATATCTGGTATAACAGTACCTACATATAATTCTGGAGTATCTAATAAGAAATATGTGGATGATATGCAACCAGTATTATATATTTATCCTGCAAATAGCTATGTTCCATATAGTGGAAATAGTACAGTATATTTCTCTGGACAATCAGGAACATATATATACTCAAGTAATAATACAATTATTATATCATCAGCAGTTGTTTCAAGTACTCCATATTTAACATTCAATATGGAAACTATGTATATTTCATCTATGCAGACATTAACCTTAACTAAATTTACATGTCCTGCTAGTGATACAGCCAAAGTATGGCAAGCAGCAATTGCTACATCTAGTAATGCTTCTGTATCAGGTTTATTAATAGAAATCTTAAGTGGTTCTACATCTGTATATTCAACTTCAGCAAATACTCTACAGAGTGGTTCTCCATTAGCAACAACAAATGGTGGTCCAACTGAAATAAGAATCAAATACTCTGGAACTGGGGTTCAGTACTGTACTGGCTTTATGAATATAACAGTGGACTAATGGTATACGAAGATTTTACTACTTACACAGAAGTTGATCCATCTTCTCAAATAACAGTTAATAAGCATAGTATATATCATGCATGTTCCCCAACTGAAATTGAAGCTTATGTATACAAAGACTATGGTATTAGTAGTTTAAATGACTTTGAACATAAAGTTGAAGTAGAAATGGATGCAGGTTCTAATATTAGATTCTTATGTTATTGGAATGTTGCAAATGCATCTGGAGCATTTTGGCCTATGGCAAATGATGGGGAAACTTTCTTATCGATAAGAATGAGACCTGGTTCACCACATTTATTTCAATTAATGGAAAATGTTGGTTTGACAGAAGAATATGATTCTTTTAATCCAACAGGATTTGACATTAGATATTATCTAACCATAAGAAAAAGTGGAACATCATTAGAATGCACTATATATTCTAGCTCTGGCTTTGTTGATTCTTTAAGCATCACTTTAGATTCTAATCATTACTTTAGATATGTATATGGTACAATGAGTTTTGGGTATAATGATCAACATCATTACGGATATACTTATAATTTAGATTTACAAAGAGATTCATCTGGTGGTGGAAAGATATGTTCAGATACCACCAATACAAATAATGGAAAAATATATAAGCAATTATTCTCATATATACCATCTTATCCAACAACTGGTAAGACTAATATGAGAGCAAGAACAATGAATGTTGGTGATGCATAATGGCAGACGACTTTTATTCTGGTAAATATGGTGAAGCTAGATATGAGCAATCTAGATACCACGAAATGGTAGAGAGATTGAATCTGGACACCTTACTTAAATCTGATGAAGCCAAAAATCACATTATTGATATAATCTTAAGTGCTGGTGAGGTAAGTAAATCATATCTAATAGATATTTTAATAGAAGCAATTAATGAAGAAGATATTTCATTAGATGTAATATTACAATTGCTAGCTCCAAGGAATTATTCAGTTGATACTAGATTAGAAGGTAATCCACATCTTAATTATGTATTCGATATATTAACTACTAGTGATATAGTATACACAGAACATACTTTAGATACTTTAATAAAAGAATTAAATGAAAGAGAAGATTACAATATTGATACCTTACTTGAGGTATTAGGTGTAGAAAAACAAGTTGCATTAGATATAATACTAACATCATTAAAATCAACAGAGATTAACTTGGATACTATATTATTAGGATTACAAGATGTATCTCATATTATTGATATATATGTATCTAGGGAATTAACTAGTGATTATGATTTAAATGCTTTACTTGAAACAGAATTGTCAAGGAACTACTTCTCTGATGTTTTATCCGAAAAAATAAATGTACCAAAGAGAGCAATTATGGATATCTTACTACATTTAGAAAATGTTGATACAGAAAATATAATTGATGTCCTCTTAAGTAGACTAATGGTAGATAGAAATGTAGTCTTAGATGTAATTTTAACATTAGTAAAAAGTAATAAGATGAGTTTAGATGCTCTATTACAAACTGATGAAATAAGAAAACAATTTATCATTGATGCATTATTCTCATCATTAAATATAAAGAAAGCCCTAGTTATGGATGCTCTCTTAACATATTCCAATTATATAAATTATGCTATTGATATAGTTTTAACTCTAGCAAATCAAGAAAGTAGTTATATAGCTGATATCATATTAGAGATGTCAGATGTAGAATTAAGTTATCTACAAAATGTTATGTTACATTTCATAAGGAGAGAGGGAGTATTATTAGATGTAATATTAGGTTTATTCAGTACACAAAAGTATAGTATTGATCTTTTAGTATACTCTGATTTAATTACTGCTCCATATACCTTTAATGTAACTCCATTTACGTATAAATATATAGATGATGCAATTGTTACTACATCAAATCTATTTATTATGGATATAGACACAAGTACTCTATATAGTATAATAGAGTCTAGTCCAACTCTGTATTCACAATCTATAAGAAATGAGGCAGCTGATTAAAATGAAAATAATTGATGGAAATGGAAGAGAAAGAAATGCAGCTTATGCTAAGAAAATAATTCATCGAGTACCAGATAAAGTAACTGGTGAAATGGTTGATATGGATTTTGTTGAAGTAAGAATTCTTGGTAAAGTTAGAGCATGGAAAGAATATTATCCATTAGAAGATTTTATTAAATGTAATCCAAATATAGAATTATAGGATGAGATTAAAATGGGTATAGAAATTGAACCTAATATAACTATAGTAAATCAAGCAGAAAATGATACTGATTGGGTTGGTAATTCTATAGATCCAGATAATGATTATTATATTCAGGGAAGTAATTCTCTAGCTTATATTGCGAGAGCAACTGGTGATCATGATGCCTATTATACATCTAGTAGTTCTTTTGATGTAGAGAATACTTTTATTAGAGTATGGTGGATGACAAATAATCTAAAACAATTAGATACACAATCCTCTACTACAGGTATACAAATTATAACTGGGGATGGTTCTAATACAGCATATTATTCTGTTGGTGGTTCAGATACTTATCCAGGTGGTTGGAAGAACTTCGTTATAGATAGTGCTTCAACTCCAGGGGAGGGAACTTATCCAGCAATGTCTTCCCTAACAACTATAGGTGTGAGACATAGTCAATCAATTCTTGCAAAGAACTTAGATAATACTTGGATTGATATGATAACATATGGGTATGGATACATAGTAAAATCAGGTTCAGAATCTACACCAGGTACTTTTTCTGACATTTATGACTATGATATAAGTACAGCTAATGCATATGGGATAATAGAAGAATATGGAGGGATATATTATCTTCAAGGTTCAATAACATTTGGTTCAGGTTCAACAGATTTATCTTACTTTAATGATACTAATCAAGTTATTGTTATTAAAGATATAGCAATATCAACTCAAATGGAATTAGCAGTATCTGGTAGTAAATCAGTCTTTGTATTAGGCTCTAAGGTTGGTGGTGCAGGAGTAGAGGGGTGTACATTAATTCAAGATGGCTCAAATCTATCAATGATATTTGATGCAAAGACTAATGTGATTAGTGGATGTAGATTATATGGTACCACTATACAAAATTTTGGTAATTTTTATTTACCAGGTGAAAGTGTTACTAACGAAACTATGGATTGTACATTTTCTGATTGTTCAACTATATATCCTAGTACAAGTAAATTTACAAGAAATAATATTATATCAGCAAAGAATATAGCTTTGGAAATGATTTCTGGACATAATATAAGTAGCTGTAATTTCATTAGTTGTCCATCTGGTGTAATTATTTCTAGTCAGGGTGGTAATTATGAATTTAATAAACTTATATTTACTAATGTTAATAAACATATAGTTAATGCAACTGGAACATGGATTTCAGCTCAATCAGTTGATTCTAATGTAAGTTCATATGTAAATCTATATGGCTCAACTACCTCTATAGTAAATTCAGTATATTTAACTATAAATGTAGAAAATGAAGGTGGTGCAGCAATATCAACTGCTGCAGTTACGATTATAAGTGGAACAACCCAATTAATGAATGATTTCACAGGTACAAATGGGCAAGCACAAACTGCATATAACTATGTTGGAAATTCTGATATAACAATCAGAATAAGGAAATCCACTCCAACTAGTGGCATAAGATATTTCCCATATAAAACTACTGGTGAAATTGATAGTAGTGGGTATTCTCTTACTGCTGTATTAATAGAAGACAAAATAGCAGCTTAAATGTTTTAATGTATTTAGAAATGTAATAAATAAGAAAGAGATTTAAATGGCAATAGGCGATGATTTTAAGATAGACTATGCAAATAAAATAATCTATCATAGTGGTTCATCAAAAACTACATATACAGTAAATCAATTATATTCATATTTAATGGATGAATTCGATGAGCTTACACAAATGGATGACGAAGTACCTATGACAGCACAAACACCTACTGCATATACAATGGTTAATGGGTGGTTCCTAGATGTAGGATATAGAGAGTCTCATAAATACTTAAAGGGTGGTGCAATAGAAACTGATGGACAGGAAGAAATCCATTATATAACTTATGATAATGTCGTTGATGCACCTGCTCTTGCAGATATTGGAGGTACAATATATGATGATAGTACTGCTATTGGTCCTTTATTATCCTTTGATACTACAAATGCCAAACTTTGGGTAAGAGAAACTAGAGGCACCCATGCAACCATAGCTGATGATTCTTCAGTTAGTGGTAATGGTGGTCCAGTAGTTAGTTCTAATGGAGCATCTATCAGTGGTGAAAGTTTATATGTAAACATTTATTCATTGGGTACTATTGAAGATACACCACCACCTCAAATTTATATATTCCAAGGTGGATCTGTTGTTCCTGAATGGAGTGACTTAGATAACTGGGATAGGGGACACATTGATATAGTTATCCCTGTAAGGGAAGCTGGAGAATGGTTAGATGGTTCTACAAGTGGACAAATAACAGTTTATGGAAGACAATATGGAGACTTATTCGATCACTTTGGAATCAACTTACAAGCAGGTGGTAGAAATGCAGTTCCTCTTGCAACAGCAGAGGATTTAAACAATGCAAGAACAGAAGCTACTATAGTATATGGTGAATATTACTTAGCTTATGACAATGAAGCAAGTGGTCCATTCCAAGAAAATGAAATCTTATATGATACAGTTAGTGGTTCAACAGCAGAGATTTTAGAAGTTCTTGATTATGGAACACAAGGTATCCTTACTCTCGGTGGTCTAAAAGGTACATTCTATGATGGAGTTGCAATATCTGGTGGAACATCAGCTTGTACTGCAGATGTCAATGGAACAGTTGGAGACACAAGAATAGTATTCGATGGACAGACAGAAGCATTCTCTACACTAGATCAAATAGTGTATGGTAAAAGTGGTGCACAGAGGATTCTAAAGGGTATCGTAGATTTAGCAGGTACATCTGGTGCTTTAGTACTAGCAACCTCATCTAATGCAACTGGTGCAGATAGAAATCCATATTATGAAGTCTGGTTGGATGATGAGAGTGTATCTGGTGCAACTGAAGGCATAGCTACTTGTAATGGTAATTCTGCTACAATAGCATCTGGATTTGACGACATAACTATAGCATTCGTAAATGGTACTGCAACTTATTCAAATGGAAATGCAACAACTGCAACTGAATATGAACAAGTTCAAATCACTGGTGGAGACACAGCAATACTATTAAAAGACAATACAACTTCTTTAGTATTAGGAAATTGTACTACAAATTCACTAAATACAAAATGGTTCATTGGTGATATAACTGGTGTATCTGGGCAGTTCTCACAAGACTTACAATATAGTCACTCATCTGGTAGAGCATTCGAGCAACAGTCAACTAAACAATATGATGTACACATTAATTGTGGTGATATCTATAATGATGCTACATCTGGTAGATACTTAGACGATGTCTATGAATATCTTAAATTCGTTACAAGAGAAGATTCTACATTCTCTATGTATAGACAGAGTGCATCTGCTATATCAATAGAAGATGGAGAAGAATATATTACAGCTTATGATGGTTACACACCTGTTAAACAATCGCCTTTCGGTTCATTCGCTGGTGGTGTATTATTCGGTGCACAAGGTGTTTGGATAGAAGGTATGCATGCAGATGATACAGAAAATATCCAATTAATTGATTCAACTGGTGTAACACAGACTCCTCCAACAACTATTACAGTAAGGATAAATGCAGTTGTATCTGGTGATACTTGTGCAGTATTTAGAACATCTGGTTCATCTAGTGATGTCGATAAATGGATGTATAATGCATCTGGTACACAATCTTCAGGTAGTACTAACTTCTGGGTTTCTGGAACTTTAGAGACTGATACTCCTTCAACTGGGTATGTAAGAGTAATATCTGGCACAACTGAACAAAGGTTACAGTATTCATCTTGGGTTTCTTCACAGTGTTTTGTTCTAACTGGTGGTGATACATTAAATACAGATTATTCATATGCAAATGGAGACACTGCATATGTACCATTCATTGATGATATAGCAAATACAACCACAATCTATAAACAGGTGTTATATGATGAAGACAGAAATGTTATAACTAGAGTTAGACATTACGATGATGGTGGAAATGACAACATTATACCATTCCAAGTAGCAGGTACAGTTACAAATGCAGGTTTGACAGTAGCAGCAATTAGAACTAAAGATACAATTGTAACATAAGCAAGATATTTGTAGAGGGGATTTATTTCCCTTATTTATTTTTTTTTTTAATTATGTATTAAGGATTAAACTACTATGACTACATTCACCTTTGATAAGGTTAATAAATTAATTATCATTCCAAGATCTTGGTATGAAGTAAATGATTATCAAGTTACCATTCAACAGTTAATTAATGATATAAGAGACTTTGAGGATAATTTTGAGGGTATGGATATACCTAGAATAGCTGATGGTGCAGGTAAACAAGATTTGGGTGGTGGGGTTTTAGTAGGTATTTCATTAACTTTATATGATTGGAAAGTACAATTTCAAGGTAGATTAGATACTACATGGGTAACATGTACTGTTACTGGTGGTAATCTAGTTTGCTATGATACAACAGCAGAAGAATATATATTTCCATTAGAGCCATCAGCATATGTTATGGCTACAATTACTGCTTCATCATCTGCAACACTACAGGAATTATCTGCTATCCAATTTTCATCATTTGATGGTGGTGTCTGGATAAATCAAGTATCTGGTGATTCAGGTACAGATTATCCAGCAGGAACTCCACAGCAACCAGTTGATAATATAACTGATGCTAAATCTATAGCAGATGACAGAGGCTTTACTACATTTTATATCATTGGAAATTTAACAGTAACTGCTTCAGATGATATAACTGATTATACACTAATTGGAGCAAGTCAAGATAAAACTACAATATATCTAGAAAATGGATGTACAGTAGATAACTGTGAATTTGAATCAGCAGCTATATCAGGTTCTTTGGGTGGTTCAGTTGTTAATTTCTTTGATTGTAGACTTAATTATACAGTAGATGGTTTAGTGAATGGATATATGAGGAATTGTATCTTAGGTGGCACACTCAAGATATCTGGAACAACTGGTGAAGTTGTAGATATTTTATCTTGTTATAGTGGTGTCCCAGGTTCAGCTACCCCATTCATAGATTTCCAAGGAACATATTCACAACTTGGTATGAGAGATTATGCTGGTGGAATAACAATTCTAAATATGACAAATAATAGTTCTAATATATCAATGGATTTCTTATCTGGACATGGTAAGATAGATTCTACATGTACTTCTGGTACAGTGGTAGTAAGGGGTACAGCTAAATGTACAGATAACTCAGGACCTAATTGCTCTGTAGATAAAACTCAATTAAGAGTGCCAGAGTCAGATTTCCAAGGATATATTAGTATTGATATAGATAATGGGGCATCTGGTACAGCATTCCCATTAGGAACATTAACTTATCCAGTTAACAATTTAGGTAATGCCAGAGCCATAGCAGATACATATGGATTAAAGAGACTATATATAAATGGAACTATCACATTAGATCAAGAATATAATAATTGGTTATTTGAAGGTGATAGTCCAGAAGTTGGGGGGGTAATTTTTAATAATCAATCAACAGAAGGTTCTTTATTTGGACACTTAACTTTATCTGGTCAGTGTAGTAGCTCTATTCATGCTCATGGATGTAAATTAAATTACATCACAAATATAGAGGGTGAGTTCATAGAATGTATTATAGCATCTGAGTTAGATTGTAAGGATGATGTTTGGACATATATCTGGGATAGTGCATCTATTGGTTCCTCATCATTCCCAATATACATGAATAGTGGTGCAAAAGTAGGTATACAAAATTGTACATTAGTATGCAGTCCAAGAGATATGAAGAAAGACACAGCAATATTCCTTAAACACGGACAAGGTGGATGTATAATGCATTCATCCAATATATCTGGTACAATAAGATTAGGTGGAGAATCATCTTTATATGGTTCTCCAGCAGTAGGTATATCTTTCTTAGATGATACTACTAGACATGTAGTATGGGAAGAACCTTTAACTGATCATACTACTTCAAATACATTTGGTTCTGGTTTAGCATTCATACATAATATAGAAGGTGGTAGATGGCATAGATCTGGAACACAAATGATATTCTATGATTCATCTGGAACTACTGAAATAGCAAGATTTGATTTAAAACAATCAGATGGTTCAGCAGCAACTGAAAGTGACGATGTCTTTGAACGAGTACGAGTCTAATGCCTAAAGATGATAAAGATAAAAAGCCTAAAAAGCCTAAAAAGCCTAAACCTAGGAAAAGAAGTAAAAGGAATAGACGAAATAGGAAGAAAAAGATATTATGATAGTGATATAAATGCCAAGTAAAGAATATTATATGAAACATTTGCCATATGTAAAACAAATATACGGTGATGTCTCATAATAACTCGTGGCTATGGTAAAGACTCTGAGAAACTAATAGTTACTAGAGGGTTAGGATATATAATGGCAGTTGGATACTTAACTAAAAAATATGGACTAGATATCCTGTTAGAAAAGGAAAATGTATCTACACAACAAATAATAGATACATTAATATCTAAATTAGGACAAGAGGGCTATGTATCTGATGTAATCTTAGAAAAAATAAGTGAAGATGATTATTCCTTTGATACTTTAATAGAAATATTATCAAATGATAGTGCATATATATTAGATGCTGTGTTATCTTCTATGGAAAGGAATGAACAATCCATCGACACATACCTATCAAAAAGAGTGAGTGAAGGATATACAATAGATACCATCACATCTCTAGGATTAGCATTATCAGAATATATAATGGATATCCTAGTTAGTGGAGACTTTAAAGCCGAGTCATTACTAGATACAATTCTTATCTATAGACCAGAGCATCCTTATACTTTAGATACTTTATTAACCTATGCATTGAGGTTATCCCATAGTATAGGAACTTACATTGTACCAGTATATACTGAACAATCTTCAATATTTGATATGTTTGTTTTAAAATACACATTTATAGACTATGCCAAACCAGAGCATAGATCTTTATTTAATATGTCAGCATCATTTGATGCAGCTTAATGTAATATATGAGAGGAAAATGATAATATGGCACTTTCTAAATATGAGAGAGAAAACACCATCAAGACTGATGTAGATTATAAGATGAGTGGTGCATACACAGATCCATCTGGTAATGTATCATATATTCATGTAATAAAGCCAGATGGAACCTACTTAGTAAGTGGTGGCAATGGTATTAGAGATAGTACTGGTCAGTATCACTACTTTTTTAAAGCAGGTGAAACTGATCCACTTGGTATCTATGTTATTGAATGGTATGCCTACCACAACTTAGGTGGTGGTTTTGGCAATATGAAATTAGTCCAAAGAGAACCAATACAGATAGTCTTTACAGAACATTAAATGAGGTAATATAATGGGAGATTATGATATAGAATTTAGCCTCGGAATGAATATCCGAAACTTCATAAGAGCAGCTACTGGTACTCAGAGACAGTGGTCACACTTTTTATCTGGGTTAACTAAAGAACAAGCTTCAGCATTTAAAAAATCTCAAGGAGATTATAGAGCACTAGCGGCAGTCATGGAGAAATCTTTAAGAGGAATTAACAAAGATTTTGGTCTCCTAAATAAAAAAGGAATTAAGGACTTTGCAACGAAATTAAGAAGTTCTAAAAAGGAGATGCAAGCTCTAGGAAAGAGTGCAGCTCCAAAATCATTCCTAAAAATGCCTAGAACACTACAGAATCTATCTGAGGGCTTTAGGGATTTATACACTAATGTAAATAAAGTTGGTGGTTATGAATTAGATATGCCTTTCCTAAAAGCAGCATCAGCAATGAAGTTAGGTAATAAAAGAATAGGTAAATGGGTATCTAATTATCTAAAGGGATATGGCAAAGTTCTTGATGTAACAGATAAGTATAGCAAAGCTCAAGAAATGGCTCAAAGAGCAAGGAAGGGAGCAGCAGGTTTATCTGATATAGAAAAAGAAGCTTTAGCTAAATCTGGTAGAGCATTACCTAGTAGAACACCAAAAGGTTATCAACCTCCTATAGTAGGTGGAGTAACTGGTAGAAAAGAATTAGAAGATTGGTCTAAGAAAGTAAGTCCAAAGTGGCCTGCTAGTCAAGTAAAGCAAATAACTGCACTAACTAAACAAGAAGAAAGATTATGGCAATTAGAAAAAAGAAGAGTTAAAGAAACTGTAAGAAAAACAATAGGTAGAGGACAAATTAGAGGAGATATCTATGGTGGTAAATCATCTATATATGATGCTCTCACTTTTGAAAGAATGGGAGAAAAACTAGGAAAATCATTTCTAGATAAATTTGATATAGCTATGCCCGGTGAAAGAATACCAACTCATCCTCCATATGGTCCACCACCAAGAAAGGAAGTAAAAGAAGAAGCTAAAGTAAAATCTAAGGAAGATGTAAAAACTAGGGAGAGAACACCTCCTCCTGTAAAAATACAAACTGATGAATTAGCTAAATCTATTCAAACTAAATTAACTGATGTCTTCGATAAGGCTCAAATAGATGCCAAGAAAACTCCTGAACCTAAAAAAGAAACTGTTAAAAGAGCTAGAACTCAAGCAACAAAACAAGTCAAAGAAGAACAAAAAACTAAGGGTACTAATTGGAATACATTAGCAGCTCAATTAAAGAAAATCCCACCAGTGGATACATCTGGTATTAGAGCTGTAATGGATAAATTTGATTTTAAAATGCCTGATTTCAAAGGCACTTTCTCAGATATTGTTAGGGGATTACCTAAAACAATAGCACCATCTCCACAATTTCCAGCAAAGTTAGATACTACTACAGCAAAATTCTCTGAAATAGTTAAAGCATTACCTAAAACTATGGCACCTACAACTCCAGCAGAAATGGCAAAGGGGTTAATAAAAGGTCAAGTATTTGATGCTCAAGTATTAGCTAGACAATTTGCAGCTAATATTGGTATGCCAACTCCAGGTAGAGTTACAGAACCTGGAGCACCAATAGCACCACTTACTGGTGATATTACAATTGATAAGGCAACTCAAGGAATGATTGATGATTACAATAAAGTTGGTAAACAAACTAGTGATTTAGGTGATAAAACTGTAGAACAAACTGATGTAATGAAAAAGGGATTACCAGGTGTAGCTAAAGATACTGGTATATCTGCTAATCTATATGGTGATCCAACAGTAGCAAAACAAGCTATGGATGCACATATAGCCAGACTAAATGCATTTAAGGGTCAACATGGTAAATGGGTTACATCTATGAGAGAAACATCTGGGAAATTCCAGATATTACCAGCTAGATTCGTACCTGAAACTAAACAATCTTTCGCAGAAGTTATGAGACAAATGTTATCTTTTAAGGCATTTGCAGGTAAGATTTTACATTATATAACCTTCTCAATTGGTGTACAAATGGTTATGAAAGTAAGAGAAGGATTTAATCAATTAGTTGATACTTTTAAAGAATTTGAAAAAGCTATTGTTGATGCAGTTGCAATATCAGGACAAATAGAATCTGGATTTGAAGAAGCAAAAGAATCAGCAGCTAAATTAGCAAAGACATTAGCAAATGAAACTATATATAGTGCTACAGAAGTAGCAAAAGCATTATATGATATAGCCTCTGCTGGTTATGATATAACTAAAATGACAGAGGATGAATTATTACCAATATTAGAGTATGCAGCAGCAACTCAATCAGATTTAAAAACAGCTACACAGGCTGTATTAGCAACAATTAAATCTTTTAAAATGGAATTATCTGATACTGCAATGGTAACTGATGTATTCGTTGCAGCAATTACATCATCTTTCTTAACAATGGATAAATTAAGAGAAGCTATGAAATATGTTGGTCCACTGGCAGGAACATTAGGTATAGAATTAGATGAAGCTACAGCATCTGTAGCTCTATTAGCAAATAGAGGTATGGAAGGTTCACAAGCAGGACAAAGACTAAATATGGTATTAACTAAATTGTTAAAACCAACAGAGAAAGCCAAAATTATGTTAGAAAATATGGGCTTATCTATGGCTGACTTAGATCCTAATGTACATTCTCTAGTAAATATTCTTTATAAATTACAAGGAGCTGGTTTTGGAGCAGCAGAAGCAGCTACAATGTTTAGGGCAAGAACTGCTGGTGCAGCAATTGTATTAGTAGAAAATGTAGATGAGATATCTAATTTAGTAACTGCATATAAGAAAGCTCAGGGGGTAACTCATCAAGTAGCACAAGCACAAGAAACTACTTTAGCAGCATCACTTAAAATGATAGGTGATAGGTTTGTTGATATGGCTACTGTTGTAGGACAAAAATTAGCTCCAGCAGTTGAAAGATTAGCAATATTAATGCAAGATATTATAGCACCAGCAGCACATGCTGTAGGAGATGCAATTAGTGGCTTACTTATGGTATATGAAAGATTTTCTGGAGTAATTAAAACACTTGGTGTTATCTGGTTAGCTCATAAATTAATAACTGGTGGATTAATCCCTATTTATCATGGTATAGTAAGTTCTGTTGGAACTTTAACAGCAAGCCAAGCAAAATTAGCCATTACTATGAGAATCTTAAATCAAATGAAAGCTAGGGGGTTAACATTTACAGCTGCACAAATAAAGGCTATGACTTTATTAGCATTAACTAATGAAGCTCACAACAAACAGGTGTGGGGAAATACAATAGCAATGAATGCAAATAATAATGCTTTATTAAGAAGAAATATAATGCAAAGTAGATTAGTAAAAACTTTAGGTATATCTCTAGTGGTAGAGAAATTACATAATGCAAAATTATTCTTAAAGACAAAATTACTAAAAGCACATAATGCTATGTTAGCAAGAAGTACAATAAGTGCTAAGGCATATACCGTAGCAGTTGCTGGTTTAACTAAGGCTTACACTTTATTAAAGGCAACTTTTATGTTGAGTCCAATTGGTTTTGTAGTAGGTGCAGCATCTTTAGCTATAGGTGCTCTGTATGCATTAAGTATGGCATTCTCTGATACTAAAGAAAAGGCTACAGATTTTACAATAGAGTTAGGTAAGCAAACTGGAGATTTAGAGGCATTCGAAATTAAGATAATGGAAACTAATAAGAATGTAAATGAATTCTTTAGAGACTTTTCAAAATCAGTTGCTGGTTGGGAAGGAAGTGATTGGTGGATGAGAGTTTGGGGTGATGCAGACACTGAAAAAATGTTAGGGGAATTATCCAATGCTACTGGGGAATCAGTAAGTAATTTAAAGGAAATTGTAAAAGGTACTCAAAATTTTGATAGTTTATCTGAATCTATACAAAATGGTGTTATAGCAGTATATGATAGTGTAAAAGCTGATTATTATAAATTAAGTGCAGCAGTTAAATTATCTGATGAATACATTATATATAACTCTAGAATGAGAGAGTTTAATAAATTAACAAAAGAAGCTACTGTAAATGAGTATGCTCTAGCAAGTGCTAAAGGAGAGGCTATTGACACAACTCACATGACTGCAGAGGAGCAAGATTTAGTTAATCTAGGTATACAAAAAGCCAATGAATATATTAAGAAGTATGCAAAGGAAATAGAAGCTATAAATGCATTATCTGAAGATTATGTGAACTCTAGAAATGCAGCAACTGAAGCAGAGGGTATGTTCCTAGGTGCAATAAATGCTACATTAAGACAAATGAGACAATTTACAGATAGTTTAGGAGATGGTGTAGAAAAAGGTACCTTAGATGAATGGATAGGTATAGTAGAAGATATATCTCAAGCTAATACTAATCTAAGTGTAGAACAAGATAGAGCAAATAGATATATGGATGATCAAGAATCTATGACTGCTGAATTAGCAAGAGCTATAGCTACATATGGAGCTGATTCAAAAGAGGCAGCAAATGCTCAAGCAAATTTAAATTCCATTATAGCTGATAGAGCAAGGACAATATCTAATATAAGTGAACTAGAAGCAGAAAGATATTCTAATGAAAGTGCTTTAGCAGAAGTATTAGATGCTAATTACACTGGAGAAAAAAGATTATCATTAGCAGAAAGGGAACTATTAGAAAATGCTATGGATTTAATAGTTGCAAGAGATGCTTATATAGAAACTCAACAAGAAGAAATGAAATGGGGAGCTAAATTACAAGCATTAAATTATATTAAAGAGAATCATCTAACAGTAATGGAAGAAAAATTAAGAATATTCTTAGAAGCTCAACAAAAGGTATTTGATATTGAGGAAAAATTATATAAGCTAAGAACTGGTGAAGATGAGCAAATGGAGGAATTATTTGAAAACTTAGCTGAACAAGGATTATTAAGTCAAGAAACAATAGATTTATATAAGGATTTAAAGAGAGCTCAGGGAGGAGTAGCAAAAGAACAATATGCATTTGCACAATCATATGGTGAATTAACTCCAGCACAAAGATCATTAGTGGATGCTTTTATGGCTACAGAGCGTGGTGGTGAAGGATATGAAGAAACCCTACAAGATTTAAGAGATGCAGGTATATCTAATATAGATGTTTTTGTTAGATATAATGATGCACAGGATGAATTAACTAGAGCAACTAAGGATTTCTCTGATACAGTAATTCCATTGGTTGGGGGATTAAAAGAAGTTGGAGCTATATCTGAGGATACAGCAACTGCTTATTATGATATTATAGATAATACTGTAGAAGCAGCAACAGCAAACTTTGACTTAATAGAAAGTCAAAGAAAAGTTGAAGAAACCTTAGAGGGCTTAATAAATAACACAGTAGCATTATCTAAAGCATTAACTGATGGAGAAGAAGGTACAGCTACAATGAAAGATTCCTTTGATGAATTATTAGTAGAAATGGGATTAATTGATGAAGGAACAAATCAAATTGCTAATGCAGTTGATTTCCTAAATGTAATTTATGGAACAACTGGAAAAACTATAGGGGATTTTACTGAGGAACAGTTAATAGTAGCAGCAACATTAGCACAAACGACAAAAAATATGGGTATGTATGAAGAGGGGATGACATTAGTGGATATGGCAACTAAGCTAGGAATTAAAGATTTAGATGCATTATCCAATATGGCTACAGTAAGTATAGCAAGTCTAGAAGACTTTGGTGAAGTAGCAGAAGAATTTAGAAAAGCATCTGAGGCATTCCAAGATGCAGTTGATGCATTAGAAAATCTAACTGACATAGTTACTACATTACTATTACTATCTGAAAAAGGATTAGTATTTGATGTTGCCATACAAGAAAATTTCTCTGAATTAATGAGTGGTTTTGATAATGACTTAGAACTATTCTTTAAAGCTTTAAAGGATGAGGGAGAAACTTTTAATAGAAACTTTATGGATAATTGGACTGCTGGTGATTGGACTATTTGGGATCAAATAATGGATACTGAAAGAGGAAAGGAATTAATGGAGACTATGTCTTCATTTATAAGAGATGAAGGATTCACATTTGATGATATGATAGATTGGAGTTCTACAGATTGGGAGAATAATCTTACTAATTTAGTTGATGAAAGTGCAGATACTCTCCAAGATATTCTAGATACATATGTATTATTTTATACAATAGATGCTAAATGGGATAGAGAATCCTTTGATAAGCAATTTGAAGAAATAAGTAATGTACCATCATTACAAGAAAAACTACAAAATATAGCTGGTGAAGTCAATATGACAATTAATTGGGGAGATCAAGGATCATTTGATAACTTCCTAAATAATTTATCAGCAAATCAATTAATAAGAGTAATTGCCTTATTCCAAAAATATAAAATACCACTACCAATATCACCTGGAATAGAAGGCTTTAATGAAATGGTAGAGAATTTATATGAAATAGAATATGATCCCATAATTATCCCTATGTTAGCAGGTGATATAGAGATATCTGATAAAGCTCTATTATTCTTACAAGCATTTGAAAAGAGAAGGGATTTAGGATTAGCAATCCCACAAAATATAACAGATTTCTTAAATAGATTACAAACTGGTAGACTAAGATCAATAATAGATTCATTTGCTGCAACTTTAGGTATTGATATTGATTGGGAAAAAGAGGGAGCATTTAATAACTTTATTAGTTCTCTAGAAGGTGAGGACTTGGTAGCTTTACAACAAACTCTAATAGATGCTGGAGTAACTACTCCAATAGATATAGATGCTACTAAGGTTACTGAATGGGCTAATTGGTGGAATAATGAGTTCTTCCCATCAGAGAAAACTGCAATAATTAATATTGTAGAAAAAAGACAAAGAGAACCTTATCCATATTTGACTTATGGAACAGAGCATTGGCGAGGATTACAAAAGGGAGGAATAACTAATGGACCTGAATTCTCTTTAATTGGAGAAAAGGGAGCAGAAGCAGTTATCCCATTAATGGGAGCTAATAGAAAATATGGATTAGATTTATTAAAAGAAATTATACCAAAATACTTCCCTGAATATGGTATGCAAAGAGGAGGTATAGTTGGTAGTGGGGGGTATAATCCTATAGCATCTACAATGCCTGTATTTCCAAAACCAGAATTTAGTGATATATTAAATCCAATATTTACTAGTAATAAAAAATTAGAAGCAATTCTAACTTTATTCCAAAAAACTAATCAATCTCAATTAAATACTTTAATATCTCAATTTTCTATTAGTGATGAAGATTTAGAAATTGATTCAGAAGAATTTAATAAGAGAGTAAAAGATGGAAGTCTTTCTTTTAAGGCTATACTATTAAATACTGCACAATATATGAAAGGTATCTTTACTAATTTAAGTAATACATTTTCAAATTTAAATGATAATTTCACACAATCTATTAATGAATTTACAACTGGAACTAGCAAAGCTACAGAAAATTTAACCAATACTATATCTACATTAGAATCCACCTTATCAACCTTTAATAATAATATGATTGGAACAACAAATTCGCTACATGAATTATCTAAGAGTTTATCTAAGAAAGGTGGTGGGGGTACAACTACAATGAAAATAGATAGTGGTACTGGAGTCAAAAGTGAAAAGGGATTTGCTATACATCCATCTCATCCAGACTATGAAAATTACCAGAGAGGTGTAATTGCAACAAAACCAACATTTGGTATCTTTGGTGAAAATGGTGCAGAAGCACTATTACCATTAGAAGGAGCAAATAAAAAATATGGAATGGGTATATTACAAAGTATATTACCTAAATATTATCCTGAAATAATGAAACAAACTGGAGGGGTATATACTAATAA